CTTTCCTTTCGGATTGAACTTGACTGGATGGAAATAATCCTTTAATATCATAGCACATATCGCACATAAATGCAATGTTTTTACATGGCTTGTGAGGTGATTGCCTTCAAAAGACCGCGGCAGCCTTCCGCAACGTCCCGCCAGGTGGTCGAAAAATCACCCGTGTACCACGGGTCGGCCACGTCGCCGGGGCGGGCGGTGTAGTCGAGCAGGCGGTGGATCTTGCCCGCCGGGTCGCCGCCGCAGATGCGGGTCATATTGCGGATGTTGGCGCTGTCCATCCCGATGAGCAGGTCGTATTTGTCGTAGTCCGCCCGCGTCATCTGCCGCGCCGTGTGCGGCCCGCAGAACACGCCGTGCGCCGCCAGCTCCCGCCGCGCGGGTGGGTAGACCGGGTTGCCGAGTTCCTCGGTGCTTGTCGCCGCAGAGTCAATGACGAACCGCTCCCCTGCCCCGGCTTTAGCGGCCATATCCTTCATCACAAACTCAATTTAGGCGTTTTTGCAGATGTTGCCGTGGCAGATGAATAGTATTTTTACCATACCCTACGTAACCCTCCATAAGTCTGTAAAAGTTGATATTACGTTATTTTTAAAGGCTTTTGTTTCTCTGCGATTTTTCATAAGTCTACATAAATCTACGCCACTACACCATCAAATGGTGTAGTAAATGGTGTAGTAAACTTAGTCTATTACCATCATACTTGCAGCTTGCCCAACAGCAAAAATACTGTTGTTTTTCACTTAATGGAATGGCGGGATTGTAAAATTTCTACCATCTGCTCCGCAGCGTGTGCGTAACTTGCGTGGGTGTAAACATTCAATGTCACACCCGCGTCCGAGTGTCCCATCAGGTACTGAAGGCTCTTAATGTCCATACCATCATTTGCATAGTTCGTACAAAAGGTGTGCCGGAACACATGCGGGGTGATGTGCGGCAGAGGGCTGTCCGGATGAAGCTTTTTATACTTTTTCATTGCCCAGCGCATTTCATTTTCGATGTGTAATGCGATTTTAGGATTTCCGTTTTTGTCCAGCATGATGAAGTCACTGTAACCGTCTACTACAGGCTCAATCTCAACCGTAGGGCGATGCTCCAGCATCTTTTTCAAAGAGTCATACACCGTTTCGTTCATCGGCAAGAAACGGCGGCCACTACTTGTCTTGGTTTCCTCAACATAATATCTTCCGCCACGCTCACGAATTAACTGGTGATCCACACGAATTCTACGATTCTTAAAATCGAGATCTTTTCGTGTCAGACCGCAGAACTCGCTGACTCTCATACCAGTTTCTAAAAGTACCACAAATTCGTCGTAGTATTTGCAATAGGTGTGGTCCTTCTCAATGAAATTCATCCAAATTCCCAAGTGCTCTTTAGTGAGTGCAACTCTCGACACCGTATCATTGACCACCACATCTGTCAACTTGAAGATGAATGGATTCTTTCTTACGGCATCCTCATCACACGCCATCTGAAATGCAGGTTTGATAACACCCCGCACACTGCTGATCGTGCTAAAACCTCTACCATCCTTTTGCAGCTTTGTAAACCACTGCTTCGCGTCCGATACTTTGATGGTGCCGATTTTGCGGTAGCCGAAATCTTCTTTCTTGACAAGGTTCAGAACAAATTGATAGCCGACCTGAGTGTTGTAACGAGCGCCCTTCTTCAAGCCGATGTACTTTTCTAGCAGTTCAATGACCGTGATCTGTCCTGCTTCATAGTCAATTCCAGCGTCAAGTTGCTTCTGAATTTCCTTCTCTTTTTGGCGAAGTTCTTGTAGGGTAGCAGAATAAACACATTTTCTTTTCCCTCGGCAATTTGTGTATCTGTACTGATAAATCCCGTCCTTTCTCTGGTTCTCCCCTGTTTTAAGGATCCTTCCTTTATTATCTTTACGTTTTTCCATAATTGACTCCTTCCATTTTTAAAGAATGTGGAAAAGAGCCTTGATATAGCATACTGATTATACCATATCAGGGCAGTTTTCCTATGTACTATTCTTTAATTTTTAAATGGAGAATGCTTGGTCGAGGTATCTGTCTAATTGTCTACGCTTAATGAGTCGTTTGCTCCCAACCCATAAAACGAACGGACAACTATTCTCGTTAGATATCTCGCGTAGTTTATTGACACCGATACCGGAATAGGCGGATGCCTCTTCCAGCGTGAGATTGGTTTTTTCCCAGATTGGAACATTTACATCCATTTACTTCCCTTCTCTGTGTGGCAAATCTGTGGTTGCAAGGCGCGTATTTACACGTTCGTCCGCCATACGCTGTATATCGAGTTCGTGCGCGTCAACAGAATCGTAGTATACAGGCTCGTCAGATGTATGCCAGTAACCCCAGTGTCCTGAATGTTCTGCATTAGAAGTGTCATTCATAATCAATCACCAACCTTAACGCTCATATCGCCTTCGTCGAATGGGCTGTAGTCCTTGAATTCTTTCATAATATAGCAACTAACCGCATCGATGATATAATCTTGTGCAAAGCCCAGGGCTTCTTTAATGCTATCATCATCGTACTTATCTTTTACACACCCGATAAGTACGTATGCCTGTTTTAGGCAATTTGTATCCATTTTAATCATTTTTTTCCTTCAGTTCTTCATTGATCTTCTGAATAATATCGTCAATAACGGCCACATTCGTACCGGAAATGTCGATATCGGCGTGCAATATGTAGATAGTGTTCTGCGTAAAAATCGACAGCACAACGCACTTATTTTCTTCGTCTAATGAAACATGGATTTCATCGACATTTGTGGTGAACATGCACGAAGCCGTATAGATATCACGGTCCTCAGATTCATCGTCATAGCGATATTGAAGCACGGCGTTGCCACCGATGCCGAGTACAACAGGATCAACCGTCATGCCGATGCGACGTTGAGAGTAATCATCTGTCTTCGTCTCACACGTCTTAATGTCTAGGATGTCATCAATTAACCATGTAGTTGAAATCTGACACATGAGTGGTGCTATATTGTTATTCATCCTCTACTCCATTCAATCTCTTTGGTTGCTTCGCGCTGAAGTCTTGATAGGATAATGCGTGCGTGCTCATACAGTCCGCTGCAGTTTGGCCTGATGCGCTTGTACAGCATATCCCTTTCGTCCCAACTATTGGAAAGTTTAATTTGGTTACGCAACTCTGCGTTCTTCTTATTAGAAGCAAGCAGGTCTTGCTGATATTTTTGAAGCAGGTCGATTAGCTGCAATTTTTCAGTAGTTGTCATATTATCTCCTAATCTTTATTGAATACGTTCCAAATCATAATAAACGCCTTCTTCTGCGCTGAGGAATGAATCGGGTGGCAGGTTTTGGATTTCAAGTATGCCCGGCGCCATTCGTTGTACTTGCACGATTTGTTCACCATTATGCTTTGTGCCACGGACAATCTGTGTATAGCCCATCATGTGCAACGCTTTGGCAAGAGTGATATCTGTGGCTGACCATTGTGGTTCATTAAAGATGGGCCAATCTTTAGGGCGCTTATTTAAAAGGCATTGACTGCCGTTTATTTGAAACGGACAATCGAAACAATAGATTTGCCTGGCACAATGTGTGGCAATAAGATTAGCAGCCTTATAAAGGTTATGCTTTTCTGAATTATTTTTCATCTGCTGCCTCCGAAAGCCGAACCTTCCAGCGTTGGCGTTTCTGTTCTTTGAGCATGATAATACCGATGTAAAAATCGCTTGCGATGTGGTCTGTATATTCATCGACACAGAGCAGCAGATCGGCCATTACATCCTGTAGATTCTTTTCGCATTCATCGAAAGTTTTTGGAGTTGGGTTTTCGCCACGGAGTTTGCGGGCCAGTTTTAAGGCTGCCTGAGATAGTTTGGAGCATTCCTCGGCCAGTTGTTCCAGCAGAGCAGGTTCTCCGATGGTTTCGATAATGGTTGTCTTTTCCTTGAAATCGCGGCAGTTGGCTATATTGTCAACAACTTGGGTGAAATTGGAATTGCCAATGTAACCGCAGCGATGGTTGTATGGCATATGCCATTTACAATTTTTACATATGTTTTTCATTTTACCACTAATCCCCTGCCCCACCCGACGCTTGGAACGCCACCATTTGTGATTCCAAATTGGAACCACTATAAAATTAAAATTTTACTTATTTGTCTTAATGTAACTAAGATCCAAATTGCTAAACTGTACAGTTTCAGAATTTCCATCAGAAGTGGATTGAATTTCAGAATGCAAACGCTGCATAATGGACTCACGCAATACAGCATTTTCATACGAAGGATGACGTAAATGATTCAGTAGGTTTCCCATTGCGTCGCGTGAAATATTATAGACATCTTGCATTTTTACACATCCCTTCAATACCGCAAGCGCAGCACATCTTTGTATTCTTTGAACCAGTCGTAGATATAATCTACATCAGTATCGATATAGTCACCCTCGACGGTGCGGTAATGTGTTGATGTGCTGTTTTGAATTTCGCGCTCGATTGTATTGATAAGGTCGTCAATAACCACTTTAGGTGATTTGCTTTCCATGATTAGTTCTCCGATAAAATAGTTTGTATGATTTGTGTTGGAGCCGCTCCGTATCGCTCCTGCAGGAATGTCATGAAATCATCCATGGACAGGTTTTCTTTAAAGAAATCGTAGCCGTAATGCTGCGGCGAACATTCGTAATACGTAGTCTCAAAAGAAGTTGGGTTTACGAAATTTCTCTCTGTTATGGTGCTATCATAATGACCACCATAATAATACAGGCACGGACGGTGGGAAAAGTCAGTCTTGCTGCAACGCAGACCAGGGCATTTGTTAGCTTTGGCGGCATCGAACAGGCTATGAAACGAGGCATATGAATCGATGGTTGCGTGCATTTCTTCTTCTGTGAACAGAAGGCGGCTGAAAATATCTTCATATTCTTTTCCTTCATACAGACGGTATGTGACACTATACAGTTTGTGCATTATTTACCCTCTTTCATGATTACCCACATATCTTTCCAAGGTGGGTTTCCGCCGGAGACTATTGCGTATTGTGGCGTTACCGTGTACCTTGGGCGAAAATCTAAAGACATACGAGATAAGCTATTTTTATAGGAATCGTTGGCGTGTTGGCACATAGTATGGTAGGCTTTTTCGTAACTATCCTCAAAGTATTCGCAGGTGACAATGGGCTTGTCTCCGTAACCTCTGCTTTGTAGTTCTACAACCTTATAGGGCCATAATTCATCGCTTTTACTTTTGGCCGGAGGAACCAAAGCCGCCAACGCCGCGATCAGTTTCATCAAGTTCTTCTACCTCCACAGGCGTACACAGAGAAATGGGCTGGATGACGAGTTGGGCGATGCGCTCACCGACATCGATGACTTGATTCTTATTGCTATAGTTATGAAGAGCCACCTTGACCTCGCCGCGATAGTCCGAGTCAACAATGCCTACACAGTTTGCGGGAGCGAGACCATGCTTGGATGCCAGACCGCTACGTGCGTAAATGCAACCCATATAACCAGTAGGAACTGCAATCGCAATGCCGGAGGGAATCATTTTCGTTTCATGAGGCATGATTACAATTTTAGATTTGAAATAATCATCCCATTCGGAGTCGGTTAAATTGCCAGCAATGTCGATTGCGGCTTTTTGCTTTTCGCTGAGAAGCGTGTCGCCAAAAATGCCAGTGCCGCCGAAAAGGTCAAGGAATTTCGCAGCTGTAACATTCTGATCAACAACAGATTTGTATGCTTTCTTTTCCTCGTCTGTATACTCGACAGGAAGTGCGTACAGATCCATACCGGCGTCAGTGTCGTGAGCGCGGGTAGGAACATGAGCATCGGGGTGGAGCTTTTTGATTTTCAAAACTTCCATTTTTATTCTCCTTTAAAAGTGGCTTCGGTGGTACCAGATGCCGTGCAAATGATGGATTTATCAAGATATTCTTTATAGCCTGCAAGTGGGTCTCTGACACCAGGCTGCCAGGTAATGGAACTGTTAGGGTTATAGATACCATTATATTTGTCGGTATCTTCCTCAATAGTGGTTTTCTTGATGAGCTTTCCGTTGGAATCGTATTCTTCGATGATAGTTTTCTTCATCAGTAACCGCCTTTCATACTATCTACGAGTTCCTTGTAGCTGATACCGCTGGTGAGTCCCGGTGATTCGTCACTGTCCGTGCCGCGAAAGGCTGCACCCGAAACACTGGGATACATGAACTCGATCATGGCAAAGTTGGCAACATCGATCAGCCACTCAGTATTTCCGGTTTCGAGATATTTTTTAAGACGCGGTTCAATTTCCTTGACGGCCTGAGCCAGTTCGGGGTATGTATTTTTCATCCAGCCGTATTTGTAGTGGGAAACAAGAATACGGTTCTGCATTTTCTTGATGAAATCTCCAGTCACGAACGAAAATATCGTTTTGTGTGTCCATTTAGTTCTCCAAAATATAGGGTGGTGGTTAGCCACCCTTGTTTTAATCTTCGTACAGGGTAACCTTCCCTGTTTGCTTCGTTTTCTTTACATCAATGACCTGCTGGTTGCTGGACCCGCACCATTTGAGGCTGAGGTCACGTTTTGTGACGTCAAAGGGGCCTGCAACGCAGACGTCGATATAATTCATTACTTCAAGATCTTTGATTTTAGGCCACTCGTAGCCCGTCCAGAGCCATGTTGACTTGCTAGGAAACTCCCGTTTTATGAACTTGCAAAAAGCTGTTACCGTGGCTCGATTATCGCCCATACAGGAAAGTGGCTCGCCGCCGAGAATGGAAAGCCCGGCAATATGGTCACCATGCTCATTAAGAGAACTAACGATCTCAACGAGTGCATTCGAATCAAACGGTTTTCCGCCTGTGAATGGCCATGTGTCTTGGTTGAAACACCCGGGGCAGTGTATATCACAGCCTTGTACGAAGAGTGCCGTTCTCAAACCGGGGCCATTCTGTATGCAGTAATGCTTGATTTTCGCGTAGTTCATTATTCAGCACCCACATGAAATACGCGATCATGGATGTCTGCAGCGCGACCGTCGTTGAAAGGATTAGTGGAGATATATCCACAAATGCGGAGTGCGATATTCATTTTCTCGAAATCATCATTGCCGCAGTTTGGACAGTGAAACTTGAGGTCGTCACCCATCTTGATGTCGGTGCATCCGCAAATGTGGCAATAACTGGTCATGGTATTGATCTCAGCGTACATGATATTTTCATAAATGTGCTTAACAATCTCCAAGACCGCATCCACATTCTTGGTCATATTAGGGCATTCGATATAGCTGATCGCACCACCGGCGCTATAATGCTGGAATTCGCTTTCAACATCCAGTTTTGTAAAAGCATCGATTTTCTGTGCAGGAGTAATATGATAACTGTTGGTCACATAATCTTTGTCGGTAACACCTTCGATAACACCAAAACGCTTTTGCAAACACTTAGCGAATTTAAAAGTGGTCGATTCGATTGGGCTACCGTAAAGACTAAATCCAATACGAGTCTGCCGCTTCCATTCCTCACAAGCGCTATTCAGACGCTGCATGACTTTAATACCAAAGTCATGGCCGTTCTTTTCAAGCTGGCTCTCGCCTGTCATGTACTTGATACATTCATACAGACCGGCATAACCAAGGCTGATGGAACTATAATCGTTATAGAGGAATTTATCGATTGTCTCGCCGGGCTTCAGGCGAGCAATAGCACCATGCTGCCATAGAATGGGCGCTACATCGGATTTTACGCCTTTGAGGGAGTTATGACGAATCATCAGTGCGCGGTAACACAGCTCGAGGCGCTCGTCAAAAATCTGCCAGAACTTGTCAAAATCGCCGCCGCTGGACAGTGCAATGTCAGGAAGGTTAAGGGTGACAACACCCTGATTGACATACGCATATTACTATGCGCACAGACTATTTCTTCACGGTTAAGAAACCGTGCAACGCGCTCCGAATGGCGATAAACTCCATTCTCCTCCGCTACACTCATCACGGATAGTCGTTACACCTTTTCCAAAAACAATCAACTCGTAATTTTCTTTAAACCAATCGCGTGTAATTGCGCGGCTAATACAATTATTTGCTTGAGGATGGCCAGCATAATCCAAAAATTTATTTGCAGGAAAGAATACAAGCACCTTATCTGACGATTTTTCTCTTACAACAATTAAATTGCTGCTTCCTGTATTATGCTTATTTGAAATTCTATCTGCTGTATTATCTTTTTGTGTACCGCAATATAAATTTTCGATGTTATTATGGTCTTTATTGTCATCAATATGGTTTATTTGTAAATTGTCTATAGGCATATCACCCCATCGCTCATAGACCATTTGATGTACCTTTTTATGACGACTATTTATATCAACACGATGATAACCGTCATGATCGATGCTATGTTTTAAATTACGATGAATATAATCTGAGTAAACATCGCCATTTTTACTAATCCAATATTTATCTTGGTAATGACGATATGTAATTCCGTTGATTTGCTTTTCTTTAAATATGTTAATCACTCCTTTTAGAGTGACTGTTTTTGGAACTTGGCACGGCATTGCCCATTTAGGGGTTTGCCGTTAGCAGCAGCTTTTTAAGCCGCCACACCGCTTTTTCTTGCGTTCACGTTGTTTAACGACGCCCCAACCTTATCAGTTAAGCGTCCGTAGAATTTAGGCGTGCCATCTTTATCATAATACGGCATAAGGAACGAACGGCAGCCCATGCACGGGAACACATTGCCATCCTTCTCTTTGCGCATGATTTTTGCACTAATGTAATCCGGAACAAGCCGCTTTGAACTGCACTCTGCTGCCAGCTTAGTAAGATACCAATAAGGACTATCCTCATGAATGTTGTCTTCATCCAACACATAAAGCAGCTTCGGGAATGCGGTAGTAATATATACACCCTGCTCATTTTTCACGCCTTGGATGCGCTGTTTGAGAACTTCCTCGATGAGCATGGCCAAGTCTTTGCGCGGCTGACCGTCAGGGACCTCGTCCAAATACATAAACATGGATGTGAAAGGAGCTTGGCCGTTTGTGGTGCTCATGGTAATAAGCTGATACTGGATAGTCTGAACACCATCTTTAACCTCATCACGAAGGCGTTTCTCTGCAATTTCATTCACTTCTTTTGTGGACAAGCAGAGACCGATACTCCTCCATTCGTTTTCTACTTCCTTACGGATCTTTTGGCGGCTTACATCAATGAATGGAGAAATGTGCGCCAAAGAAACTGTATCGCCGCCATACTGGCACGATGCAACCTGCGTGATAATCTGTGTCATAACAGTACAAGCTGTGCGGTATGATTTGGGCTTTTCAATAAGTGTTTTACTGATAACCGTACCGTTCTGAAGCATATCTTCTATGTTGATTAGGTCACAGTTAAAGATTGGCATGACGGGAGAGTAGTCTGTATCATGGATGTGAATCAGACCTGCTTTGTGAGCATCAGATAAATCTTTTGGGAAAACAACCTCGGTAGCCAATTCGCGGCAAGTAAAACCGGCCATGTAATCACGCATAGTTGGTGCAATGCGAGTATCTTTATTCGAATTTTCCTTTTTGGATTCCTCATCATTGCCATTGACGAGATTACGAATTTCTTCATACCGGCGCTTTTGATCATCGGTAGCGTCACGGCGGCGAGCGTGCGCATCGCGGTAGATAATATAAGAACGAGCCACATCCTTGCGGTCACTGGACATGAGGTTGTCTTCCACCATATCCTGAATTTCTTCGACAGAGGCGTCCTTGTCCATGTCCTGAATGGCCGTAGCAATTTGCTCCGCCAGTTCCTCGTCTACCCCGGCGGGTGTGTCGTCCATTGCCTTTTCGATGGCGGTAACGATTTTCTGACGGTCGAAAGCAACAACAGAGCCGTCACGCTTAGTCACATTCTTCATCGTCAGCCTCCATGCTATCCCAGTCATAATCGGACGATGCAATTACCAGTGCGCCATCATCAGTAATACCGATCTCGTAATCATCTTCGGAATCGAGAAAATAATCTGCAACCTTATGGATTGCATCACCAACGTCATCGGGGACGCTGATCGTATGTACACCGCAACCATCACGATGCGAACAAGTAAGGCACTCATCGTACTCTACGGAGTTATCGCAATCGTTATGGTCTTTGCATTCGCGGTCATCAACTTCTTCGTCGTCATAATCGTCCTTATCAAGAACGGGGTCAACTGCGTATTTGTTAAGCCAATCCGCTAAAAATTTCGCCGCATCGTCGATCTCTTCGTCTTTCAGCCCTTTCCGGCACTCGGGATCGGAGCATTTCGAAATAAAGTTTTTAAAAGCATCGTATCTACGCTGCTTTTCAATCTCGTAATTGAGATAAAACTGGGCTTTCATGAGATCCTGCAAAAGGGAGTTCCCATCCTTCTTTCCGGCGCGGGAAATGTACTTAATGACATTCCCAAGGCAGAAACTCTTATCCAGTCCCCATGCATCAATTACCTTGATGGTCTCGTAGGGATCATCCTTCCCGCCATAATGGGACGGGTGCGAAACGTTCTGGTCAATACTCATACCAGTGCCTCCTTGATTTTGTTATATTTATCCTGAACCTGAGCCATGTGGCCGCAGGTCATACTACCTTCTGTACAGCCCTTCCCTGCTACGCAGCCGGGGCCAGCATCCTTGAAGAGATGCGGAGCAATGGGGTAAACAAGCTTTAGCATTTCATCGGCGACATAGCGGATTTCCCACTGGGCACGACTGCAGCAACGCAGTTTAAAGAAATTATTCAATTCACGAGCGTTCATCGTGACGATCATTCTGGTCTGACACGCTTCCGGCAGGACGAAACGAGCGTCCTCATTTGCCATCTTAGAAGCCTTTACACGAGCCTGTTTCTCAGTCATGTTGGAATTGCCAAGCATCAGCTCATAGGTATGAATGTCCTCGAGAACATGATGCAGATGGTCATAGGCATACTTGGCGGACTTGATGGCCTGAGAGAAAGCTTCAGATGCTTCGCCGTCCTGAGCAATGGCTGGCGGAACGACCATATCTGCTTCGCCCATATCGACATAGCGCTGACTCTGAACACTGAAACTTGCAATGCGGTGACGGGTCATCTGGGCGAGGAAAGAGCGGGAAACGCCCTCGATGCCGAAAGTGAAGCTGACATGTTCAGTCGGACTGGCGTGACCAAGACCACTGAGCTTGTCAAGAAAACCTGCTACCTTTTCATCGCTCAAACCATCCATCAGATCGGTGATTGATGCTTTGGAATAACACAGCTTTGCAGCTGCGGCCACTACCTTTTCGGGATCGGGTGTGTGGGCGATAAGAGTTACATTCATTTGTCTACCTCCGGGAACTTATAGTTCTTATAGTTAAAGTTGGACCAAGAGTGAAATTTGGTTTCGGAAGAAGGTTCTACCATGACGAAACGGTTTGTTTTACGAGCTTTGCGCTTGCGTGTCTGAGGATGATTTTCTACCCAGTTGCCTGATTTTTTATCATAGTATCTTGTTGGTATGTGCGGGCGCTGCCAACCAGCCGTTCCGTAGATTCCGTTCATTTCCCTTGCTGTGGGCAATGTGTAATTATCATTTTCATCAGGATGAACACGTTCGTAACGGATCCTACGAAGGACACTTTTTTGACTTTGAATGTAATTGTGCAGCGTAGTCACAAGGCATTTATCTGCACTAAACGCAGTTGTTGTACCGCGCTTGTCAAGCGGATAGCTACAATCAACTACGACTTGATATTCCTCAATATGTTCCTTGTATTCGAACCCTAGCACCTTATGAACATAAGTAAATCCAGACCAATATTTCCCAGATGAAAATGTTGACACAACATAATCGCCGATGTGGATTTCGTTGCCGTAATGGTCAAGTATCTTTTCCATCTTTTACCCTTTCAAAATCGCCTACCCAGAAGAGCCACTTCGGGTCGGTTGTGTCCTCATTCAGACAGGCAATGGTATGCCCCTTTGCGTACTTTTCTTCAAAATGAACGGTAAACACTGTGTCGTGATTGCTGGTCACAAAGTCTTTGTACTTTTTATTTTTCGTAGCCCAGTCTTTGCGCTCGATAATCTGCTTGGTTTTGAGGCGAACTTTTTCGCCTTCGACGAACCATAAGTCCTTATTGATGCGCACGGCCTGCGCCATCATTTTGAGCAGACGTTCTTTCGTCATGGGCTGTTTATCGGAGATGTGTGCTTTCATTCGTATCTCTCTTTCGTAAATTTTGGCTCATCGTCATTTTTCTCTAAGAGCGTAAGTGTGCCGTCCGAGTTGACATCATAGAGTTTGAAAGTATACAGAGTCTTGTCCGGGCGGACATCACGCACCTTAGAGGTAATGACCTGTAAGATTTGATGCGTTTCACCGTGCAAAATTTGTACATTGATATGTTCCTTTGTTGGAATCTTGAGTTTAGTCCAATCAGTCAAAGCTCACTTCATCCTTATCAAAACGGAACTGTTTAAAGGTGGGAAACTGCAGACTTTCCTTACCAGTCTTTTTATCGGATGTAATTTCTTTATATTGACACTCAACAAGCTGCCCGATATACATATCCCGATTTGCCCATACCTTACGGCGCGTGGCGTCATCGAAACCGGAGCCGATGCGGACTTCATTGCCCTTATAATCGACTACGAGAGCACCGAGCGTACCAGCCAGACGGTTCGCACCTTCCTCGACTGCGATAATGGGCAAATCCATCGTATAAAAACGCTTGACCTTGAGAATGCCGTTGTGGCGTGTACAACGGTAGGGGACGTTCTTATTGCACATAACACCCTCCCAATCACGCTCAACGGCGTAGTCGAGCATTTTCGGAATCATGGTAAGATCAAAACCGTTATATAGACGCGGCACGATGCGAATGTGTTGACAACCTTTCGTGTGAATAAGATCGTCCAAGGCATTCATTTGATACAGACGCTTACGATAGTTGAGTTTGCTTTGGCCTGCATCGAACTCAGCGGCGGGCATCATATCGTAGATGACATATTCAAGGCAGGTCTTGTCGGCATCCTTACTGTTTGCGATGCCAGTGCCCAATTTGAAGTTATCGTTATCTGAAATGCCATCCGTATTTTTGCGAATTAACTCACCATCGAAGAACCAGCTGTCGGCGTTTTCGACAACGGAGTAGATTTCATTGATGATGTGATCAAGGCCGGAAAATTTTGTCCCCTGACGGGAAATCATATCACCGTGATACAGTGATGCGTGACAGCCATTCATCTTCTGGCTGATGGCGATCCATTCGCCCTGCTTGACAGGATACTTTTCGATCAGGTATGCCTGTTGAACCTGCCAGTCCGGAATGAGCGTGAAGCCGAGAGCTTTGTTGACGATTTTGACATCGACGCCGAGGGGCAGATTCTTAGTGAATACACGGCGCAGAAAATCAGAATCGACGGCGTTGAAGCGCTCGATATAATGAATGACGAGAGAGATATCCTCTCCCCTGCCGGTGTTATGTACCTTGAGGTAATCGCAGACGGAGAAGAAGTTTGTAACATCTTGCCCGTGGAAGATATAATGCTGGCAAATCTTTTTATCTGACAGACCTGTCACGATGCGAGGGTTCAAAACGAAATCGAGAAACTTTTGCAGGTTCTTATCGGCTTTTGCCTGCGACAATACAGCCGTTTTCTGGGATTTTTTAGTGGACTTTTGCAGCTGTTTTGCAAATGCGCGAAGGGTTTCAACAAGTTCAAAGTCGTTCAAAGTAGCATCACCTCTGTGTTGATTATGGTATGTATAGGCGGATAAAAAGCACACGGCATTTGTTGAAGGGCGTGTCTTATGCAAATGCCATGTTGATTTTGGTATGTTTTAATTATAACCCAAGGTCTCGCGGAAAATCAAGTGGTTTAGATGGGTTCTTCAAAATATTTTTTGATGAAGCCTTTCAGGAAAGTTTGCTTAAAAGGAACATTACTTGTCTTAATGCTATAATCGAGGGCTTCCGCTTCGGCGCACAGGACGCAATACTTTTTGGCACGAGTAATGGCAGTGTAAAGCCACTCACGGGTGAGCATGATATGCGCGGAATTGTCGATGCCGACAATGACATACTTAGCCTCGGATCCCTGCAGCTTATGACAGGTTAGTGCGTAGGCAAGCTCAATGGTATTCCAGACATTGGTGGAGCGAATAAAGCGCGGGAGAACCACCTCACCCCACTGTTCAAAGTCAACAACAATGCGTCCGTCGCCATGTTTATCGATTGACTTGATGCGGCCACGATTGCCATTATACACAGGGCACTCATACCCGTCTACGGTCTTGGTATCGTAATTATTTTTGTTTACAATAACAAGGTCATTGACGCGAAGCGTGTAGAAGGCATTATTGCCGGAATTTGTGTAATTGATCTTGATTTCTTCCTGACCATTGGCCGGATTCACGATCTCTTGAATCGCCGTATTCACACGGAGCGTAGCAATGCCACCGCGATACCGTTGTGGAAGAACGACCTGAATGTTTGTACAATCATGACCGTTGTTTTCATACAGGCTTTTAAAGTGGGATATGATATGATCAAAGGATTCCTTGCCGTCACGATATATATCCAGCTCAAGGTCTTTTAATTCGCCGCGGACTTCGTTGCCGACCCAGTTGTAGGTGGTAAGCTGGATGGCATTTCTGACTTTGATACTCTCTGTAATAATGGCGGATTTAGCGGCCTGACGATGAATTTTAGTTAAGCGTGCCACCGTGATATACCCGGATTTGAGCATGTCTTTGAATACATTACACATGCCGATGCTTTCAAGCTGGCCATCGTCACCGATCATAATGATACGATGGCCGGTTTCAATGGCCTGAATCAGGCGATAGAAAAGGTCTGCACCAACCATGGAAACCTCATCCAGAATAATAATTTGCTGATGAAGCGGGTTATCCTTGTTATGAGTGAATCCGACATCCGGCTTATAGCCGAGAAGGCGATGGATGGTATAACCGTCTTTGGAAGTAACCTCCGACATGCGGGCAGCAGCTCTGCCGGAAAGTGCTGTTTGAGCATAGGAGTAACCGTCAAGGATCTTCAAAACGCCAGCCACAACCGTTGTCTTACCAGTGCCGCCAAAGCCTGTCAAGATACTTACATTTGACTGTATAATTTTGCGGATAGCATCCTTCTGCTCGTCTGTATATTCGAGACCAAGCTCCTCCTCGGCCTCTTTAATGCCCGCCTCTATATCCTTATATGGCTTTTGTACTTTTCCGTCATAGATACGCTTGAGTTCACTGGCGATGTTTTCTTCCAATTTGCGAACACGTTCCAGTGCAACAAAGCGGCGATTCTCGCTGATCCATACAATCTTATGTTCATTGAGTGTGTTGATAACATCACGGAAAATGGACTTTTGCTCCTCCATGATACCTATCTCGCGCTTTGCGGCATCGACAACATCGGTAACCTCTACCCATGAATCACCACCCTCGGCGCGGAGATTGAGGTAATATTTGATAAAGGCGCTTATGCGCTGACGAGAGAACTTTCCAAACCCAGCGTTTAATGCAATGGCGTCTGCCTTTTTCCAGCCGATACCGTCTGCTTCATCAATAAGGATATAAGGATTGCGCTCCACCTTGGCGAGTAATGTGGATACCCCGCCGTAGCCTTCCGCAATGCGGTCGATGGCATTCTTAGTGAGGCCGAACTTCATCAGCTTGACATAAATGGGGCCTGTATCAACAGAAGCGTCGTACTTAGCGAGAATCTTTTTTGCGGTGATTTCACGAATACCGCTGACAGAGCAAAGCTTCTTCATATCGTGCGCAGCCACTGCAGCGAACGGATCATCCAGACTATCATACAGCTTGTCAACCTGCTTCTCAGTGAGGACGCACCGCAGAAAAGCACGCTTATCTTCCTCTGTTTCAAAGGCACAGCGCTCGTTCATTGCGATGATTTGGTATTGTTCACCATACTTATTTCTAAGATACGATGCCGTGAGTGTGTACTCCTTGTCGCGATCCAGACTGGGAACGCAGCCAACAACGCGAATCAGACCATTATTCGGCAGTATAGGATTGCCATCAAGCACATCCGTGATTTCGGCGGCGAAAACACACCATGTTCCCGGCTCTAGGCCAAAGGTTTTATTGCGGGGCTGTACGACATAAGCCGGTTTTATATTACAGCGCAGGTCTGCTTTTTCCATTTATATCCTCCTTATATCGTAATTTTTCTATCAGATAACCATTGTTTGTAGGATTTTACATCATTGACAACAACATGGGATTCATCTTCCCTTTTGCCGATGACCGCAACCTGTGAGCCTTTGATGATAAGCTCTGTGTTTCTTGAGTAAACATTTGGCCATACCATCAGTTCAATAATGCCATCACCGGAATAGAGATTCACAAAAGCATATTGCTGACCTTTTTTTGTTTTCTTTTTCTGTACATTGGAGATGATGCCGATGAGCACACAATCTCCACCGTCTTCGATATCAGAAAAGTCTACTATGTATTTAAAGGATTCTTCAAAAGGATTTTTATCACTGATAAAGGTCTGCAGCGTTTGAAATTCCCAGAACGGTTCATCACAAAGATATTTTTCACTGTTCTCTGCGAGCAGTTTATTCTTACGCTGCAGCTGTTCATATTCAAAACGCTCGCGTCGCTTTTGATTATAGACCGCAAGCACGGCTTCCTTATCAGTCTTTTTACCGACCTTATACTTCTCGGTGTCGATATCATACTCGCTGAGGAGTCTGGCTTTAGTAGGCAGTGTAGTGACCGGTTTAAACTGAGATGCCTCTGTCGTATTCATGAAATAACGAATCAGGAATCTACGCTTATCTTTGCAGGGAATAGCACCGGATTTTACAAGTGCAACAATTTGCGCCTTTGTCGGGTGTATTCTTGCGACAAAATTCTCGAAATTCTTATAGATTCCGTTTTCCTTGCGGTCACGAATAATGTCATTGGCGAGTGTGTCACCGATGCCGCCGATAGCGGACAGACCAAACAGGATCCTACCATTGGAAACAGTGAAGTTTTTGCCGGAGTGGTTAATGTTTGGAGGTAATACCTGTACACCGAATTGGCGGGCGTCTGTCATGATCTTATTGATTTTGCCGACCTTATCCTTATTCAGATTCATCATAGCTTTGAAGAAGGCAACAGGATGATGTGCTTTCAGGTAGGCGGTTTGTAAGAGAATAACGGAATATGCTTGAGAGTGGGATTTGTTGAATCCATAGCCACCCTTCGTGGACAATTCATCACATATCAGGTTCGCTGTGGATTCATCGTAGCCGTGCGATAAGATTTCACTATGGAGTAGTTCAACCTCTTCTTTGACCTTTTCCGGCTTCTTTTTGGCAAGGCATTTACGCATTCTGTCAGCACCGGCATCGCTGCGTCCGCCGAATACCTTTGTGATTTTCATGCTTTGCTCTTGGTAAATATTCACACCGTAGGTCTTTTCAAAGATTTGCTTTGCATCTGGATGGAAGTAAGTGACCTTTTCCGGATGCCTTTTATTCTCGACATAAGTTGGGATGGCAGGCATAGCATCGGGGCGATATAAAGCAATCAGAGCGCTAAGTTCTTCCATGCTTCTGGGCTGAAGCTGTGCAACCAAATCCTTCATGCCGCTGGATTCGATCTGAAAAATGCTATCCGTCTTGCCGCTGCAAATCAAATCATAAGACGCTTTGTCATGCTCAAATTCCGGGTTATTGATATTGATCTCCCACGAAGGAATATTATCCTCACGCATGGCTTCATCAATAGCGACGAGGGACGCAACGCCGAGGATATCAAACTTAACAAGACCGATTCGCTCGTCCATGATTTTATCAACAGAGATAACATGCTCACCGTTTTGGCCATGGCGGATACCGATATATTCATAGTACGGCTGACGGCAGACGATAACGCCACCGGCATGGATACCATATCCACGAGGTCGCCCTGTGATATGACCTGCATATTCAAGCAATTCGGCATAACGCGGATTTTCAGCGATTTCTTTATTGGCCTCAAGGCATTCCTGCCATGTTTTTTGAACAAATGTATTACTTACCTTTTGCATTTCAGCATACGAGAAGCCGAGGATTTTGCCTGCATCGCGGATACTTGTAACAGGTGTAGTGAAAACGATATTCATAACCTGAACCACACGATCCTCGCCGTATTTATTCGTTAGGTATTCAACAACAGGAGCGCGGTCACTGACATCAACATCGACATCAGGAAGGTCTTTACGCTCAATCGTAAGGAAACGACCGAAATCCAGATCATATTTGATGGAGTCAAGCTCTGTAATGCCGATCAGATAGCACACCAAAGAACCGCATGCAGAGCCGCGTCCAGGACCAACAATGATGCCATTCTTACGACACCAAGAAATATAATCGACAAGAATAAGAAAGTAATCACAAAAGTCTTTCTTTTCAATAACATCTAACTCCTCTTTTACACGCTGTTTGTAAATACGCTGCTTGTCTTCATTGAATTTGTTACAGCCTCGATTTGAAAAACCTTGCTTTACAAGAGCACGAAGATACTCGGCAGATGATGTGTATGGAGCGGGGATGCTGATTTTAGGCAGTTCCGGCTCATGCCATGGCATCGTAACGGAATCACAGAGATCTGCTACCATATCAGTATTTAGAATACACTGTGTTGCAGCATCCTCTCCGATTTGAGGGTCGAGAATTGTGTGCATCTCCGCATCGGACATGAAGTAGCAGCCATCGTAGATTTCAGAAGCGGTATCACGGTCATTCGCAATGCGAAGAAAGAGACTTTGGTACTTCTTGTCTTCTTTTCTGGCGTAATGGACATCGTTAGTAACAACAACATTTGTGTTTGTGTCTGCAGCGAGACGCATGATTTTACGATTATACTCGGCCTGGTCTACATTATCATGTGCCTGAATTTCCAGAAAGTAGTGCTTACAAACAGACTTGTATTCATTGACAAGCGCAACGCATGTATCATAATCTGTCTCTCTGGAAAGGTGACTGGCAAGACAAGCGGACAATACAATGAGATTATCCGTGTCCTCGGCAGCGATGTCGGTAAGTGTGATACGTGGCTTAGAATAAAAGCCGTGCAAGTGACCAAGTGTAGATAAACGGTTGATAGCCTGACGGCCAAGCTCGTTGCGGGCGATAAGGATAAGATGCCAGTATTTATTATTAGGGTCCTTCACTTCCCTATCGGCACATTCGTAAGCTTCGATACCATAGAGAAGTTTTACATCTGGATATTTACTTTGCAGTTCAGAGTAGTAAGGCCAGCTGGTTACCTCGCCATGCTCTGTGATAGCAAGCGCCTTTAAGCCAAGCTCGCTGGCACGCTTGAGGTTTTCTTCCGGCATAGACAGTCCGTCTAATAAGCTGAACGCTGAATGCACATGCAAACTACTACTCATTCGACACCATCCCCTTCATTACTTCGCAGTCATAAACACAATCAACAAGGCAACCATTTTTTACCGACTTTGCTTTATCGTCCCAGTATTCATCGGCACCAATTTTACGACAATCGGAGCCAAAATGCTCTTTCCACTCTGGCAGGCTGTCATTAACAGCATCAAAGTGTAAACCCCACTCGGCACAGGCTTTGATTGCATCGGATAGTAATTCACCTTCCCGGCAAGTCCAGAGAATCAGTCCCGCGCCGTGCTTTTGCTCTTGAATGGCTTGGTAGATGATGCTCCAATTTGGCTCGCCGATATCTGGATATTGGCTCTGACAAAGCGTACCATCAAAATCAATGGCGATAGCGCGTTTCCAATCACCCATTTTCTACCACCTCATAGGCTTCAACGATGACTTGCGGTGTGACGCGGGAACCATATTGATTCATGCCGAGCTTGCAAACAGCATTGATGATTTTTACCTCATTGGAATAGAAATCGTTACTGATCCAATCGAGCAGGTTACCACCCTTGAAGCACACGCACTCAATATAACTGTCGGGATCCGTGAATTTCCATGTACCGCCAGTCTTACCCATTGTAGTGCAATATGGGTGCGGAAGCGGAATGTAACGGATATAGAATAACGGTTCCTCAATACCCTGACACCAGACACGGCGCATAGCGTACATATCGCGCATGAGACCGATTGTAAGTTGTTCATAGTCGAGAGTGAAATCCACAACATAGAATTTCTTAACATCGATATCATGAAGGAGTTTATTGCTGACGGCGATGGCTTCTGGCACTTTATCCTTATGGATATGGACACCGGCGGCATTTTCGTGCCCCTGCACAAAATCAAAGCACTCTGTTGATTCCAGAAAAGCTTTGAGATTCTCAATACCGCCGCCGTGAACATTGCGCATAGATCCGCCGAACATATCTTTTTCATTGGAATCATGCAGGAGAAGTACGCACGGGCGATTGTACATGGTGGCCAGATTCGCCGCCACAAGACCGGTCAGTTCCTTGCTAACGATGCCGTCACCGTTTACAAACAGGATCTTATTATTATCCCATTTATAGAAGCTGATCTTATCGCGCAAGGTGGAAATACAGGATTCCTTCTCCTTATTCTGGCTATACTTACATCCATTTGCTTCACGAGCAGAATGTGTGCCCTCGCTTTCCACGGACGTAACACCCTTGTTTTTTCCGCGTGTTGGAGTGTATTCATAAGTTGCCGTGCTGTACGTCATAGCATCAAACAGTCTCTTTTTTTGCTCCTGCGTGCCGACACGGATAAGCGCGTTCATGAGAGGAACGACATAGAATGCAATGTCAATGCAAGTAGGTTCATCACTGCCGATAGAGTAGCTGTTGAAATTTACATAATCCTTTAGGGCTGGATTTACGATTTGAGACAGCCCCTTTAGAGCAATGCGCTTGGTTTCCATAGAGTGCATATCCATAACATCTGCGATGTTGCCTACAGCTGCAAGGTCTGTGTACTTGTTTGCGAAAGAGGTCCATTGAATATCATCTACGACCTGACAGAATTTCCATACGACACCGGCACCGGAAAGTTCCTTGTTTGGATATTCACCATCCTGACTGTTTACCACAACAGCATGAGGATTTTCGCGCTCGATAATGTGGTGATCGAGAATAAGAATGTCCATGCGCTCACTTAAAGCAGCGCACTGTTCAGTGTCATTACTGCCTGCGTCGGGAATGACCAGAAGCGTGGTATCCTGCGGTACGACAATATTATCATCCGTAAGACCATGCTGTTTTTTATCATGGAATAAAGTATGTACAGTGCCCTTAAACTCCATATCATGGATGTAGTTGTACAGGATGGCGGCAGAAGTGAAGCCGTCCACATCGCAGTCAACAAGGATCGTAACGATACTGGAATCACTGGAAATATGCTTTATAAACAGATCAGCAGCGGCTTCAATGTTTTTGAGAAGATAAGGCGAATACAGTGCCTTATCGGAAAGGTTCATATATTCCTTGTAATCGTCGATACCGCGATTACGAAGGATCATCTTGGCTGGGTTGGACAGGTTATTGTCACTTCCCGGCCACAGCTTTACGGGCAGGCTCATTAGTGTATCCTCCTTACACATTCTTGAATCATTCTTTGAAATTTCTGCGGGTCATCAGTAGGCGCTTGCTTATCGGCAAGAATCCCTTTGTCGTCATACGCTGCGTACACTTTTGTACCGATAGTGAACCTGTCGCCAAGGCGTAATAATTCATCCTTTTGAACGTCCTTGTCAAACAGGAATATGACATCAACACAGAGTCTGGTGAGCAATTCTATTTGATAATTCGTTACTTTTTTACCGCCTGTTGCAACACAGTTATAGACACCCATGTTCCACATCTGCATGACAGACTTTTCAGCTTCGCCTACATAAACTTTGCCGATAGACTTTATGGCATCAATCGTCTTGTACAGTCCATACAGAATACGATTTCTTGCACAAGGCTCTATGTACAGGTACTTTGCCTTTTTCGCTTCTTCCGGATCGACTTGACTTACGTCAAGAAGTCTGCCTTTAACGCCTACAAGCGTACCAATCTCATCCCGAATAGGAATCGTGATACGGTTTGTCATCTGGTCGAAGCCGACCTCCCATTCGCGCTGGGTAAGGTACGAGATATTATCATCGGCAAATGGTTGGTTGACGCGCTTGACGTAGTAGGAAAGTATCTTCTCCGGAATCGGTCTTACAGGCTTATCGCCCATTTCCTGGCCATCCTCACCCTGCATCGCAAGCAGTTCCTTGGTCAAAAGAATGCTTTTGGGAAGGTTTTCCTCAAAGTCATAGTAATAATCGAGGCCGACCCACTCACAAATTTTGTAGACAGCCTTTGGAAAAGAGACATCCTCGAAGAACTGCACAACGGAGATAATATCCGCACTTGTATGGCCATGGGCAATGTCGCGGGTATAGTCTACCGCAGTCAGATTTTCATTTTCATAGATACAAAGGGCTGTTTGATTATCCCCATCTGGATTTGCGCATTGATAGTAACCGGATTTACGCTTTATATGATGGCAGCCAAGTGCTTCCAGCACTGTGCTGATCATGTTTTCCTCAAGAATATAAGTCTTGAGATCAGCGATGCTGACCAAAATAAATCCTCCTATCTTTATTTTCTGAGAACTTCGCCCAGCTCACACCATGTATTGCGGTCAAGATTGACCTCAAACAAGAGCTTTTTCTTGGAACCAAATCTGTTTTTATCGACATTGCCGATATAATAACGCCTGTCCTTACGAAGATCGGTAGGAACAAATTCGCCCCAGTCGTCATTTCTGGAAAGATAATAATACTTGCCAAGACTGGCGTTTGGAATTTCCTTGTACAGCACCAGCGTATCCAGAACATGCTTAATAGATTTCGCTTCGGCGATGTTGTTACTGTTCAACATATCCGATTCGTAATCATTGGCACTATCCGTCAACTGGATGCTGCCATACAGGAAAATGCGAAGCTGCTTTGCGATCTCAGAAAGCTTTGTGGTAGTGATTTTAAAACTTGACCACTCGCCAACGGAAGATGTTTCGTTTTTGAGTGTGTCATAGAAAACATACTTAACACCCTTTGTCAGGACAGCTTTGCGGATCTCAAACTCCAAGCTCTTATCGGTATAGTCTGTGCTGATATCCTTGGCGAAGATAAGTCCCTGGCTTGCTTCATCGATCCAATTACAGATGGCAATGACATTCCGGTATTCCTCGCTGTTTTCGGCAACGCGGGCAATATACTCGTCATAGGTTTCAGTAAAATTGCCTTTATCATCCGTTTTACGCATGATAAATTCACCATTGGCATCGCGGTACAGACCCAGTGTGATCTCGCGCTCATTCTTATGTAGCTTTACCCCGTGGAGTTCTTGAAACTCTGGGTTATTGATGACAGTTGTGATAAGACAGTAGCGAACAGCTTCCAGATCCATCTCATTGAGAAGGACAAGGGTCTTTTGCTTTTCCACAAGGGCGATATGCGCGACCATAGACATCATGAAGCGCGTCTTACCAGCATTAGAAAGCATACCGGAACACATCATGGTGCCGAGTTTAAAACCACGGAACAATTCATTCATGGTTTTAAAGGGAATGGAGATACCCATATCAGGGGCTTTAAGACGTTCATTGATCGTCGCATCCAGTCCTGTATTGAGGATCTCCGCCTCATCATTCGTTAGGATAACGGTATTGATCTTATCCGCTTTGCCACGGATAAGCTTATAAATATCTTGCGCTTTGAGCTTTTCAAATTTAGGATGTTTGCAAATGCCTTCAATATTAAACCCATTACGCTGATATTCACGGAGAAGCGAAAACTTTTTAAGAACCTCAAAATAGCCTTTTGCATCGTCCGGATTGGCAAGCTTCATATAGCCGTCGATTGTATTCCAGCCTTTAAACTCCTTATAAAGGCGCATTCTGGAATCATCTTCGGCCATATAGGTCAGAACGCTTGTCTTTGTAAACTCCTGCGTGCGGGTAGCGTACAAGGTCTCTGCCTGGTCATAAAAGAACTTTGTGCCTTCATCATAGAAGTCATATTTGCTTTTGATGTATTGGCTATATTCGACCAACAAATCAGGATTCTTGTAGATCGCGCCTACAAGCATAATTTCGTTGGTCACATTACTGATAAGTTCGATACAGCACCACATCCCTTCTTGCGTGATTAGATTTCATCAAGCATAGATGCAATATCCAGCTCATTTTCCTCCTGCGCGTGACTTACGACAGGAGCTTGCGGAAGCGATTTGCTTTCACTAATGGCGGCTGCGTCCAAAATTGCTTGCTGTTTTTCCTCTTGCTTTTTGAGCCATTCCAGATATTTTGGGTATTTATTGAGTACAATGCGAAGGTCATAATCCCAACGATTTTCAATAATCTTATTGTGAGCGCGGTTCCAAGCGTCTATCTCATTCATTGTGGGGAGAAGTTTTTTCCACATATAATGAAGGTGCTCCGCAGGGATTGCGCTTTTGTATGATTTATCCGTGCCATAGATGTAACGCTGCAGTTTTGCATAAAACTTGCCTGGCACGATTGCCGGGTAATAGGTGTCGCGTATGAAATCAAAAAATGCTACACGCTTATCATTTTCGACCTTTGCAAGACGCTTTTTGTTTGCTATCTCTTCCTCTGCGGCAATGAGTGCATCAATCTTTTCCTTCGCTTCTGCTTGAGCCGTGGGAAGAAAAGCCCCCAGTTCTTCATCTGACCAGGGGCTTTTCATTGCCTTTTTCTTATCTATGAAACATTGTGTATGATAGTAGCCACCACGTACAAAAAGGCAGTTCTCACGCTCTTTGATAAGATTGATCACTTTCCCGCAGACTTTACATTTGCGGGGACGAATCATTAGGCGATCTCCTTCTCCACGATGGACACGATCTGCTTCATGACATTGATGTCCGTGACCTTGGAGAACGCAGTGGGCAGGCCAGCATCCTTGACGGCCTTCTGTGCGTTGGCTTTCTTAACAGGGTTAGTACAGTCAGAAATCAGCTTGCGTGCCTTATTGCGGAGCGTATCCACAGTAGGACCAGCGGAAGCCTCGGTTTCCTCGTTTGCTTCTTTCTTTGCGGTTTCCTCTTCATCAATACCGAGGTCGCGCATGGTCAGCTCCATCTCGGTCTTGACGGCGTCGTTCAGGCCGTTCTTAATAACAACCTTTTTATTCTTTGCACTGCGGTCAAGGACATCCTGATACTCAATCAGGCTCAAATTCTCGACAACTTCACAGTCCTTATGCAAACCGGTACGGTCCTTATCGAAGTAAGCCATCACGATAGACTTATCATCGGGATTACGGTACAGACGGAACTCAGTGTCAACGTTATAATCCTGACCCTTGAAACCATCAGGAATCTTACGGCCAGTGGAAACACCGGTGACCATACCGTTTATTTCCTTATTTACGGTCTCGTCCTTTTCACGGCAGGTGATAATGTAGTTGACACCGGATGCATTCAGATCCAGAATCATCGACTGACCCTTGAAGTTAAGGGTCTGGTAATCCTTCAGCTCCATGCCAGCGCCCTCGACCTTAACGGCCTTGGCATCGCCTACAAGACCAGCAGCTTCCGCCTTGACCTTTGCGCGGCGCTGACTGAAGCTGGACAAACCCTGCTTGGTGGTGAGGTTCAGAATCGTTGCAGAATCAACGACGATCGCATCGGCGCGGAACGGCTTGCCATAAGCGTCCATAATGGTGTTCCCATCATCATCGGTGATATCCTCATCATTTGTAACGGTTTTGATGTAATCCTGCACCTCATTAAGGGACTGCGTGTAGACGATCAGGAAGTTCTCCGGCTTAACACCATTGGCAAGCAGATCATCCACATAGTTATCAACAGAGCCGCCCTCGGTGTCGAGATAGAGGACGCGGAAATCCTCACCGTCGGTGCGCTTCAGATAAGCGAACTGCATAGCAATAGTGGACTTGCCGGTGAACGGCTCACCGTAGACGAGCATACGAAGCTTCTTACGGACAGAAAAAGCATTGCGAATCATATGTATAACCCTCTCTTTCCCTTATTAGACCCAATCGTCATCGTCGCCGGAGACAGCGCTTGCGGAACCACAGTCATCAGCATCGAACGGCAGCTTCTCATCGGACCTCTTTGCACCGAAATCAGCCTTGGCCTGTGCGTTAGCAATGATCTTTGCCTGCGCCTCAGCCATCTTTTCCTCGGAATAGGTTTCCTTATCGAAGGTAGAAGGATCGATACCGGTGATATACATCTTGCGCTCCACAGGGCTGGACTGGCGGGTCATCTCATTGCTTTCACCCCAGCCGTCATCCTCGGTGACGGTCTCGACCTTCTCGACACCCTTCATATAGCCGGAAGCGGTAAAGCTGGTGTAGGGCTTGAGCTTGTTCTTGACATTGGTCATCAGCTTCTTGACCTTTTCACTGTCATTGGGATTGATGTAGAAGACGGCATCCTCAATGGTGTTGTAACCGACAATCTTTGCGGAGACGATTGCTTCACCAAGCTCCTTGTCGAACTGGATACCGGTGAATACCATATCCTGCGTGAAGAAAGCATTCTCGGTGAAGTCATCGGCATCGAAATCGATGGGCTTGCTGCACAGGCTGATCTGCTGAGGAACAAACTTGGTCTGATGGCGGCCATTATAGCTGCTGTACTCGGTGGAACCCTTGATGAAAACGGATTCATCGTCCTTCAGATGGTCTGCGGTGTACTTGCAGGCATCGAACTCAACAAGAGTGACCCTCTCGTTTTCAGCCTTGCCATCTACGGTGTTCTGGACAAGGCCGAGATGGACACCCATCAGAGAATAATCATCCGGGCAGACGAAAGTGTTGCGATCCTTGAACGGGACCTTCTTTACATCCTTGGTGATGCCGCGCTCCTTATTCTCGCGACGAGTAAAGATGACATTATCGCGGACCATGCCGTTCATGTTAATGTTATGGGGAGCGCCGTCCTTGCCGGTGCGAACCTGAAAATAAAGGGAACGGAAATCATCACCGCGCTTCGTCTTCTTCTCACTGTAGAAGCTGTTACGCTCCACGCCGGAAACAATGCCACGCATCTGGAAAGTGCCGCGCTGCTGGGGAAGGTCAAAAATCTGATTAGCCATTACAAGTTACTCCTTTGATATGTATTTGTGTTGATTATAGTAGTTTTGAGCATAAAAAATAGAAATAAAACTTACCTTTTAAATTTTGCGAAAAAAGTCAATCCGAATCATTTAACGGATCAAATTTACACAGCGGGCGGATAAGATCGATGACTTTATCACAACACTCCGGGCACATGTCGATATTGAACGACATGCCGTCATATTTACTGCCGTAAGGGAGCATTGTGTCGAAGTTGACGATATTCTTGCAATCATAAATGCTGAATGTTTTTCCGCAGAGGTTGCATACTACTTTTGTCATTTTTTTCCGCCTTTCCGCTTGCTTTTGTTATTTCGGTTATTATTTCGATATGGATTATTTGGCCGTTTTACGGGAGTTGGTTTGCCCTCATATTCACGGATCAAATTAGCCATTTCTTCCAGCGAATTGCGTACAATGACATACTGCGCCTTACTTAGGTTTGAAACCATATTATGGCGCAAAGCATCGAGTGCGTCCACTGCGTCCATCTTGTTGCACAGTGCGATATTCACACGGCTTGTATGAGCGTTTGCATCGATCGGTTTGATGTTGGCTTCCTCCGGTACGACACCCAATTCGACCTTGCCAAAGCTGAACGTTGCATTATCCTTAAAGTCATTCATTGGTCGCAGCCTTCTTTCTCGGTTTGAGTTTGCCTTGATGAAGCAGGTACTCGTTGGAGACATTCTTAAAAGAATCCTTGCCATCAAGACCACGGTAAACGATACCCTCACGCAGACGGCTTGGGTTCAAGACAGAGTTGCCGTCGGCGGAAAGTTTCATGGTGTCCATGTCCTTGGGAAGAACCGTTTTACCCAGGATCGGGACCCATGGGATACCAATAGAATCCAAATAAAAACGTCCGTCATAGGACGACCAGCGGCCAAATTCATCATCGATGACGTTGTAGCCGAAAAGCTTGACTTCATCAAGATTCAAAGGGTTTCCCTGGATGCCGGGACCGACAATTTCACCTTGGATGCAGATAAATTTCTTTTCAAGATTATTTTTAAGGTAATCCGTAAGGTGCTTTTCGATGTCATACTTGAAAGCCATTTGCCAGTATGTATCCGCTTCGGATTTATTTTTCGGACGCGGAAGGCCGCGATTGCGTGAGCAGACGGTGAATTTGAACTTATTGAGACCATGGCGCTCCAACAGATAGGTGGACGATGTGCCGTCCAGTTTTTCAGTCATGACGTAGACAGTATCCGTGCCGAGTTTTTGCGGGAGGTTTTCAATGCGTTCCTCATCAGTTTTGCTGATACAACTCGGGAACGGAATGGGTTTATCTTCGCGGCGGCCAAAGATGGCGAAGAGAATTTTGCGACACTTTTCATACCGCATGAGCCATTTGAACAGGCGGGTCTTGAACAGACGCTTATGACGGCACTGCATGCCATTATATTTTGCCTGTTCATCTACTGCTGCCTTGCGGGCATTATCCTCATCGGCTGCGTAGGTGATATGAAGAAGATCGGTGACATCCTCGCCCACTGGCAGACTATTGAATTTAAAGACGCTGACAGGCATTAGCAGACCCTGACTGAGGACTTTACACATGCGTAGGGTTTTTACCTTGAATTCACGCTTGGCCAAAAATGCAAATCGTTCATCGTCTGCAGGAACGCGGCTGTCGATCTCGAAATAGACGCATTTGTCACCGACCTTGAGGTTGTCATTTTTACTGACGATAACCCACCAGCCGTTGGTGCGGGCGTGCTCTACCCTGTCGTAGCCTGAAATCGGTTTGATTTCGTCGATGGTGACGATGTACGCAAGAGCGCGTTTACCGTTAATAAGCAATTAGAATCACCTCATTCCGTATCATTGGCAGCATCGACGATGATAGAAGAATTTCCGCCAGCCTGAACGGTGGGCAGCTTACCATCCCACTTTTCGTACTTCTGCTTTTCAATCAGTTCTGGCGTGAGAGATTGAGCGATCAGGCGGTTAGACTCAGCTTCAGCCTGAGCTTCAATGAGCTTTGCCTCGGCATTGATCTGAGCGGTTTCTTTTTCCTGATTGGCCTTGGTGATGGCGACTTCCTTTTCTTTTTCGGCGTTGACGTTGGCGGTCTGCTGCTCAATTTTGGCAAGTTCCAAATCCTGCTGTGCGTTGACTTTTTTCTGAACGGCAGAGCGGGTCTCCTCATCAGGATCGATATTGATAAGGGACACGGACTCAATCACAATACCGTAAGGCTCGAATTTTGCTTTGAGATAATCAGTCAGTTCGGAATTAAGGGAGGCGCGTTTATCGCCAAGCAGATCGATGACGGAATACTTGGCCGTGACTTCCTTAGTCCAAGACATGATATTGGGCTTGATGAAAGAATTCTTTACATCCTTGCCAGACTGACCCTTGAAACGGGTAAAGGTATCGGCTACTCTGTCTGCATCATAGCGATAAGTGAAGGTCATATCTACGGTAAGACCCTTGCCGTCGTTGGACGGGACCTCAAAACTTTCATTATCTTCGGAATCACCGTCCTTACCGGAAGTAAGGTAGGACTGCTCAATGCCGATGGAATATGTAGTCACATTCTGTGTAGGTGCGACAATATGAAAGCCTTGCGAGAGAGTTTTATCCGAGATTCCGCCGTTCATATTATAAACAACGCCTACATAGCCTGCCGGGATACGCACGGTACAAAACAAAAACACAACGATGACAAAAATCAGGATAGCTGCGGTAGTAAAACCGCCGAGTGCTTTTTTCATTTAGAATCCTCCGAAAATTGTTTAAGAAAATTGATGATTGTCTGACCGATCTCACTAAAGTGGTTACTGGATTCGCACCAGAAAAGAAAGGCGGCCAGGGTGATAAGAAGTAAAAAAGCTGGTGGAAACATAAATTCCTCCGTATGTAGCTACGGGTTCATTGGACGGTTGTGTTGTTCAAAGAACCAGTATGCAGCCAAAACCACAAGCGCACAGGTGAGAACTACATCCACATGAAAGACACCTCCTTTAAGTGAAGTATTTATATAAACCGGCAATGCCGGATTGTGGTGGAACAGGCAGGATTCGAACCCGCGTGAACCCAGTTATGAGCTGGGCGTACTGACCGACTGTACTACTGTTCCATATTGTGTTGATATTGGTAGGTTTGAGCAGATAAGATTGTGGGCGCGAGGCCCACAATAGCTTATTGGTAGAACATACTTTTCCATTGGTTATATTTCCGCACGAAATCCTTTGCTTCCTGCAAGGTTTTGTCATACAGGAAGATTTCATCACGCTTTACCGTTTTACCGGAGAAAGGATCAGACAGACGAATTTCAAAAGGACTGTCCACGTTGCTTACTGCATACTTAAACTCCTTCAATTCGATATTCGTGCGTTGTTCATAATCGTAGCATTCACAGAATTGCCGGTTTAGATTAAGGGGCTTACTGTGAAGATACTTCGGTTTGATTTTATTGTTGGATATTTCTTTATTCAGAATCTTCATACGCTGCCGGATGCAGAATACACTGACAACCGCATCGTTCCGCTTCCCTTTTGCGCTCTCGAGAGGATTGCGGATGAGGTGATCGTCATCACAGAAGTGATAGGTTCTGATGTTGCCGACTGCGTTCTCAATCGTATACGAATCGATTTCGCGATGGTCGAGAATGAAGTCGATGATTTCTTTTGAGCAAGGCTTACCGTTGACGATGCATTTCTCTTTGCTGATGTCACCGACGCGAGTTGCGGAGATTGCTTCCGGCGAGAAACCGAGCCAGTACATGGCGGCAACTAGCTTTTCCACAACGCGGCTTTCGTCGATGTCATTATAAAGAAACTGAAGGAATTCATGTTCCGTCTGGAAATAGGACATACGGAAAATGGCATCATTCAGTTCGTTGACAGTGAGAGAGGTAAGAAAAGACATGGCGTCCTTCTGCTTCGGGTCGGTGTATGCGATATGGGGCATAACAAAGTCCATATACTTTGATAGCTTCGTTTTGGCAACATCAAAGGACGAACGGTATTTGACCCAGTTGTTCTCATTGAACATGTTGACAAAGTCTTTTTTTTCGAACTCGAACAAAGACTTTTCGATGCTGTCAGCGTACTTCTCAGCTCTGACAAGGATGTTTTTAGTTGATGATAAAGATGCTTCCGAATAAGCACTGCATTTTTCTTGCAAGTAGTTTTCGATCTCTTCTGTTTCGGAGTATCCCCTGCTGATTGGCATATGGCATCCACCTTTCTTATATATGTAGAATAACAGAAAAGTGAAAACTATGCAAGTGCTATGATGTTAAGAGTACAGACTATACTCCTTGAATCTGGGCGATGCTTGGACATTATTTACAAATGCAGAGTAAAGGAACGGTTCATCAGTGACGCGAGCCATAGCGATCTCACACATTTGATCATCCGTTAGCTTGCCCATTTTGCGGATAAATTGATCCTTATTCAGGGTCGTGACTTCCTCGCAGTTTACGATACTATCACGGCTCAGGAAGGAACAAATATCTTTTTTGAGAAGGACATGAACTGGAGATTGCTTATGAGTCTGGGATGTCATAGTCATGCCCTTAACCGTGGGACTGTAGCGATTGCGTTTGTTATTGCTGGTAACGACAAACGGACGCACGCCACGCTGTTGGTGGCCGATGGCGTTGGGAATATTGACCAGCCATACCTCCCCAACCTTTGGCTCGATACGAGAACCATTACTGACAAAACGAGTGTTTTCAATCATAGCTATTATCTCCATCCGGTGTTTTTGCTGTATTTATACTATAACACAACTTCTCGCGGAAAATCAAGAGGGTAACAACTATAATTTTTGCAAATATACTAAAATCAACCGGATTTTTCTTCATCGCCAGGTTTCATAAAGAATTGAATGTCGTTTGCGGTGAAATAGTACATCACCTCATTATTAAAATCTGCTACCCTATGTACATATTTATCTACGTTTCGGATCATAATAGAACCAGCACGGGAAAGACCGGACACATAGATAACAAACCCATTATCGTCCGAAAGATACCCAATCGTACAGAAAGACAGAAAAAATTCAAATACGGACGCCCCTGTGACGTTATCAACTTTCCGAATCAGGATTGTGGCCGGGGTGTTACGCTTCGCCGCAAGCGTATTCATAATACTGCAAAAAGCTTCTGTCTGGATGGTGTCAAGCTCCTGCCACGGTTTTTTCAAGTAAAATTTCGTACTCATAATCCTCCATAGTCCAAATTATTGGACACATAACATGGTATAATAGTAAACAACACAAAAATAGCGGATGAAATTCACTTGCAGATGGACAACGAGCGGTTGTTATCGTTTTATACAAGTATAGCACTTAAACCAGGGACTGTAAATACTTGGCGAGGCAACAACTCCACCCATTTATTTGACAGTGCGCGGAGGGATTTGTATGGATATTGATTATACTGCGACTTTCGGAGAAAAGCTATACACTTGGAGGGTCGAAAACAATTATTCATTAAAGCATATAGCTTGTATTTTGAACTGTTCCAGAAAAACCGTGTCCGCTTGGGAAAAAGGGAATATTTTGCCAAACTACGACTCCATCATTGCAGTTGCCCTAATGATGCATGTAAGTACAGATTGGCTGCTAGGAATCAGTCCGGACAAGACATTGCGGACACAGAATAGCGATTGATTTCACGCACCCACGTAAGTCGGAAAGCGAATCTTCTTATTAACGCGATCCAAGCGTGGAACTTCGTATTTACGCATACAACCATAGCTGCAGAAATAGATACGCTTATAATCACGACCGCTCGTCAATGTATAGCCCCACTGGCCATCGAAAACACAAAATTCCTTTTTGCAGTTTTGACATTTATGCATAATCGCACTCATAACATCACCTCATTATTAAATGATATGGGTCGTTTCCACCTGGTAACGCATAACGAACATGAGGATCAAAATATAACCGAGCATTGACAACTCTATGTATTTGCTTTTCGTTACGATGCTAATCCAGAGGGCAACAGGGATGGATAGAAATTCTATTATAAACAAGACAATAACAAAAATTGACGCCACGCAATGCACCTCACTTATAAAGTCCTAAATCCGTGAAAAACCGTTTTACTTGCGGTGCTGGGCAGCTAAATAATGCTTCTGTCATGCCGAACGCAACGTCGTGGCGCTCGCACTGACGCTTGGCCAAGAAGTAAACAGCTTCATCATTAAAGCAGTTGTGGTATTTCTGCGTCACTTCATCGTAATAGGAATGTTCATAGCAGTAATCAGAAACACGATTGCCTTCATCATCGCATCCGTGATGCTTGACATAATCAATATGCCATTGGCATTCCGGGTGCGAATACTTCTTCATGATGTCATTTTGCCTAGATACCTTTGCGTTCTTTGGAATATCCGCACCGAACGCAATACCAAGCAAGCCAAGTCCAAATAAGAGACCCATAGTTACACCTCATCGAGCCAGACTTCTTTGCCATTATTTTTCACTTCAATATAAGCGCATTCCATAGCGGCAAGCGCAATGTTGTGTTTATAGGGAGTGGTACCGGCGCACAGCATGGCATCTACCGAGACGAGTCTTTCACGGAATTCGCTCTTTACGAGGATGGCTGTGTAGAGAATATCGGTATCTGTGCGCGTGCCAACAATTTCAATTTCATCCGGAAGACCAAGGAATTGCGCCACAGTCCACATTTCCGGAGCAAGCATGGAAGGCCCCGTGGCGAGCTTCCCCACATAAAGCAGGCGGTCATAATCACGCTTGTGTTTCAGAGCCAGCTTGATAAACTTATTGAGTTCATAACCTTCTGTTCCCTGGACGCAATGGACGACAGGGATTTTTTTGCTTTCATAGGTGGTCAGGTAATCTTCGTCGCGCTTATCATACACAACGAAAATGGGCCAGTTATTGTTTTCGTACTCGACGATTTTATCACAGATGCCACCGATGATGGCACACGCTTCCTTATTGGCAAGGGCACCGTCGAGATAATCATTCTGAGGATTTACTACAACGAGGTATTTCATGGCAAACTCCTTTACACGAGGTCACGAATAATATCGGCGATGATATAGTCGTAGTTGAGTGAGTTGATAGACACAAATGCAAAGGCGTTTGCATATTCTTTGGTATCGATATTGCAACGGAATTTCATAAGTTTCCTCCTTGTTACTTCAGAATCTCATTCACGAACAAGATATCGTTGTGCTCATAGCACTTATGGCATGTTAGACAGTTGCGTGCACCACAGTTGATGTCCACATCGTTCTCTTTGATGTGTTGCTTGTCATAAACGGTGAATACCTTATCCACCCAATCGTACTTTTTAAAATCATCTGATACCTTATTCAAATGGTCGGAGCTAAAAATGCAGATGAGGTTATCCGGTTTGCCAAGCTCTTTGATAGCCTTATCCATGAAGGCAGCGTTCTTTGTCCAGAGAGCGATCGTACACCACGGGTTCGCTCTGGCGATGCGGATGTAATTTTTGGCATGTGTCACATTGACAAGATCACCGTGACTTTCAAACCGAGCGATGCGGCTATTCAGGATAGGTAATTCATAGATTTCCAAATCATGAGAGGACAGGATCTCTGTGTTATCGGCATAGCGCTCACGGGCTGCTTTGTAGGTCTTGAGACCGCGCTGTGCATAGCAGTGAGAACAGATACTTGTTGTGTCTTTTGAGCGTTGTGCGCAGACAGGATTACAAAGCATACTGGTAGTAATCGTCGGGATCCCTTTCATTTTGCCCAGCGGATGAGAGATAAAGATTTGTTTGATAACTTCGTTTTTAACTGACATTATGTACATCCTTTCTGCAATAGAAAAGAAGGGATATACATATTCAGTTTTTATATCCCTTCAGCGGGCTGTCATTCAATCACGAGATATTTCCTCCTGTCAGATGTATCCAAATCCGAAGGCTCGATTGGACCAATACATCTGTACCATGGGAACAGCTTTTGCAGCTTTCGTTTTGCCTCCTCTGACGTTTTGGCGTAGACATATTTATCTTCATATTCAAAGTTGGGGTGCGGCTTTGCCTTCACAAGCCATTGCCGTGTCCCATCAGGAAGAACTGGCGGCTTATAAACCGGCTCTGGGCCATAAAGTCTGATTCTGCGCCGCTTAATGAAATATTGCGGATCATAACCGCAAGTTTGTTTGATATACAGATCGGACATTTACACCACCTCACTCGTTATAATCATCGACATTGATTCCGCAATCATAGTTCATTACCATGCTGCGGCGCATTTCTGAACCAACACCGATATATTTTATTGTGATGGACGGCTTAGAATGGTTGAAGATCTGTTGCAGTTGAACAAGTGCAGATTCCCCTTCCCCGTTGCTTTGGTATTGACGGAACATTCGATAACCAAAGGTCTTACGCAGTGTATGAGTGCCGATGGGGTACCCGAGATTTAAGTCGCGGCCACACTGACGGATGGTTTTGCCGAAAGTATCCTCATCAATAGGATCACCGGGAAACTTCTTGCAGGTTGCGGTTCGCTTGGAATTTGCAATACTGCCGCGCTCCGAAGGGAATAACCATCCACGGGTTTTGAAATACCCTTGGTACTTTCCATTGGGGCCACCGACCTTATCAAGATAGATCTGAATTGCTTTACACATCTGCGCATTGAGAGGTACATCGACATATTTACGCTCAGCATCCGTTTTCTTTGGCATCAGTTTGAAAAACGAACCAATGGGACGGGTTTGCCATGTACCATCCTTACGCTCGACAGCGAAATCATCAACACGCAGACGAACTAAATCACTGACGCGAAGACCGCAGTTGATGCCGACCATGAACATGCACCATTCACGGTACATCTTCTTTTTATAAAAGTAATCCGCAACACGCTTTACATCCTTATCATCGCGGATAGGTTCCACCGTGCCGTTAGGTGCTTCCTTACGGGTAAAGTCATGGTTCTTTTGAATTGCAGGTCTAGGAGCTTTTACAACACTGAAATCAACGCAAACAGCAGGCATAACGAACCTCCTTAGAATTTGAAGTCATGGTTTGTGAGTGTTTTATATTCATCCAGAAGATCTTTCGCTTCTGCATCATACTCACAGAGATAAGGAAGAAGCTGTTCCTTTACAAAGATATTTTTCTTTTTGCGCATCGTAGCCGCAATGGTGTTGATACGTTTCTTTGTTGTGTCACGTTCGTACTGAGAGGCGAAATCCACAACACCGATGATAGATTTTGTCGGGGATACCGGAGAATGGTCTGCGCGGAGGATCTTATTTACCTTTACGACAGACATGGTGTTGCCCTGTAAGCCGTAAATATACGGTCCTTCCACAATGGCAAACAGGTTCATATCTTCTATTTCTTCCGACACAGTGGAACCGGAACACAGCTTTTGCCCTGCGTCAAACAACGGATTGATACTATTCCAGCGTGTGAACATTGCATACTGCTCTGCACGAGGAATGGCAAAATAATAGCTCTTTTCACTTTTTACGTTCGTTACATGGTGGCATTCCGCTACGAAATCATAATTATTCTTATTAGGCTTGATCGTTTCCATTACCACACCACCTTATCAGTTCTGGGCCTATATGTACGGGTTTCCATATACTTTTCGGATTTGCGGACTTTACCAAGCATCTGTTTGATCTGGTTAAATGCCGCAGCGTTTCGGCCATCGTTCGACCATTCCATAACAGGCTGAGTCTGGTCGATGATGTCTTTATAATACCGGCGCTCCTTGAGGCATGCAGTCAGCTTTGTGGCAAGTCGGCATCGTTCCTCATAGGTGCAGCCTAATTCCATTTTGTGCAGGATATCACACTCAATGGCTTCTTGCTCATGCAGTCCCTTTTGGGCAATGTCAAAAGCGACCTTTGCTTCATCTATATATTTGATGAAATCTGCAATAGTTTCCGAATGATTTCTCTTCATCAAAGCTCCTTTACTGCAGCCTCAACAGCGTTCTTGGCAGCCTTTGTTCTCATAAGACGATCAGCGAGCTGCTTCGCAGCCTCTTGGATGATAATGTCTTTATTATCATCAATAATTCGATCAACACGAGATTTTGCAATAGCCGCAATGCCATCTCCAGCCTGGCCTCTATTATAGTAGCGACCCGTTGCCTCTGCCGCCAAGGCATTCTCGATATCCTTGGAAAGCTTGTTTATTACCTGCTCACAGGCTTGCTTTTCGATAACATTCCTGACGCGGTTATCATCGAAATCGAATGCAATGTTAAGAATATGTTCCATGATTACAGCTCCTTCCAGCGCTTCATAAGCTCGCGCTCATTTTTGATATTCAGGATGCGGCCACCGCCGATAGAGTCAAGCATTCCATTTTTACGAGGATCATCACCGAAGAAACCCCAGCAGGAATCCGTTTCCTTCCAGTTTCCGCGGAAGTATTCAAGCTCTGTGTAGCCATAGACATCTCCTTCCAGATACTGGTTGTACTCATCGATCTCACTATCAATGACAGCGCTTGCCTTTTTACGCCACACATCATCATTCTTCTGGATAATACCTGCATCCACCATATCGTTTTTGAACACGAATGCGAAGCCAACAAGACCTGAATCATAGTGGTTCGAGAACGGTGTAGTGGAAAGCGTGATGCTTGAATGATCGAGCACATAAACCGGCTTCATGAAGTAGTCATTTCCGGCGGCGCGTTCGGCTTTTAAATACTCTTCCAGACTGTAGATGGAGTTATAAGAGTGATTATCACCGATCTGATAATTGCGATGCCAGCAAATGATATGAGAAAGATTTCCATCGTACTCGATGCGCGGGTTCACAGGATCAAGATCCTGCTCAATGCGAAGAAATACGATTGCTCCATCGTTTCTTTTTACGTAACAGCCTTTATCGCATTTTGTCTGCGGAATAGTATATGTAAGTGTTGCCATAGAGTACCTCCTTATAAGTATTATATTTATGTAAAGAATTTAATTCTTTAACAAATCCTCGATAATCGATTCGTACTGATCGTTTTCTGCTACGTTACAGTCATGATTATCGAGAAAGCGTTCCGCGATAACCTCCGGCAGACCGCTGTTTACGACAGTTTCATATTCGTCATCATTCTCGATATAATCATAAAGATGATCCTTCGCATCCTCGATGGCGCTTTCCATACGGTGAGCTTGATAGATTTCGTCCCAGTGGTCAAGGATGTAATTCAGTGCATAAACAAAACCCTGGCTCCAGCCGCTATGATAGCTGCCATTCACTTCCGTTTTAATATTTTTTCTATGCTCATCTCGCATGGCAATCAATATTTCTTTTGTCAGCATGGTTCTTCCACCTCCGCAAATGGTAGATTGCAGAAAAACAGACCGTCTGCATAATCATTACCGGAATCCACATTTACACGAACAGGCTCTGCGTAAAGCAGGCTCATCAAACCAAGGATGCTTTTCGCATCAGCCCAAGAGTGTTTGGCATCAAACACCGTTACCGTATGATTGCATTTCTTCGCAAGCTCATTCAGAGTTTGCACATCCAGAAAGCTGTCCAGCTTATAAGTTCTTGTCATTTGTCTTCTCCGTTCTCATATCGACATACCAGCCGTCATCGTCATCTTTCGTGACGACCATGGAATCGATTTCCTTGCCGCCCACGGTAAGTCTTACATCTTTTTTTACTTTGGGAAGGCCATTTACAACGCGAAGCATATCGCCGAGAGTAAGATTCATACAGATACCACCTTTGTAAATCTAGTAAGCGTTTTGTTGAAGAAAACATTTTCAGGATTTATTGGATAATTGATGCAGGGGTACTTTTTAGAAAAGGCTTCCACGCCATTAACAGCGCCCTCGGGGCGAATCGGCATGATAACACCAACACCGTAATCAGATTTGACCAGTACCGGACGGCACATTTCATTTGGGTCAACAAAGAACGAGGCATCCGGAAGAAGCTGCATCATATCAATGAGATAGCGCGTATTGATCAGATCATCGCCGATAAAAATTGGAACACCGAAACCTCGTTTGTAGCAGTCTGTCACATTCCGCACGGAGAGTTCGTATTCCTTTAAGCCTTTCACGGTTGGCATAAAGCTTGAAATGTCATATGTACAGGTACTTTTAGCATTATCCACGATATGGAAGATAGGCACGGAAGCGCGATTGTACAGGTTATGAGGAACACCGTCTATATAATGTCCTTCATAAATGAGCGCACCACAGTACGGATTAGAAATACATTGATACTTTCCATCCATCCAGTAGCCTGTGGGAATATCATTTTTTGTGCGTTTATTTTCCCACTCGATTACCTTTATGATTCGTTTTGCCGCGTTGAAACGCTTGCGTTCGACTTCCTTCGACATGATTACCCTTCTTTCGTTTATGCTTTTTTCGTTTCCGTTTCGGAAAGTAAATGAGCGTCTCCTCGTCTGATTTTTCGGCTTGCTCCAAGTCCTGTATATACATTTCAAAGCAATAAAGCTTACGGCAGAATATATACACAGCGATAAAGAATAGAGCTACAAACAGGAGCGAAACGAAAATATCGTACCAATTTGTCACGGTCTGTCATCATGGTTCGCTGATACCAGCGAGATAATAAAAATCCCGACCACGAAGCCAATCGTAGGCAACGCAACGACCAGTGCGATAGGAAATGTTACCATGATTTTTCACCTGCCTTTCGTTATTCATTGATCGGATATGCACTCAGATTCCACGCATTACCAAGCTCGTAATAAAGACCATATTTGCTGAACAGATCTTGCAAGGCAAAGATGTCATGATTGTTAAGAATGTCATACAGAGTACCCTCGAAACTCATGCTCAAAATATTCGGCTCACGGACATATTCAAAGTAGTTACGCGGATCCATATTGTCTTCGATGAATGGCGTGCCGCCGTAGCGATACACGGTTTTGCCGTTTTTATCTTTACCACTCGTACCCATGCGCTTGCCGTTATAGTAGATGTAGACATCCTGCCAGCAATCATTTTTGATACACCACGTATAAATGTCACGAGCGAGCGCCTCGGCGCGGTCTGCCCAATCCATATCGAAACTCGGTGTTTTCATGTCATCCATTATGATTTCTCCTTGAAAAAACCCCAGTTGGTCATGGTCGATTCGATACGGTCAGAAAGGTCACCATAATCACAGCCGTAGATGTTTGTATCGCCGCAGGCAGCATCCCCGATGGCATCTCTGTCGCGGTCTGGGTTGTCGATCTTGACACCCTTTTCATCGAGAAAATCCTCAAAGATGTCAATAATCTGGCCGAGGAATTCGAGCTTATCGCTGTTTGTCATATACATATTCTCCTAATTAGTTAAGTAAATCCTTATCGATGGTTTGGAAATTGGCGCGGTGGATATAGAGCGCACGACCGTCGATCATGAGTTTGGTTGTCTTAGGCAGATTTTGACAGACTTCCCAATAGACATTCTCGCCGCTGTAAGCGCAGATGGGATCACCGAGCTGACTTTGAATAACGACAACAACGGGCTTACCGAAAGCATTTTTATAAGAATTGACGGTTTTGGCAATAATGGGGTTCTCACCCAGACTGCCATCGGTCGTGCTGTGAATATCCTGAACCTGGAAGTCAACATCAGGTTCCAAGCCTTCCTCGGCAAAAATAACGGTGGAGCCGCAGTCATTGATCTGTTTACCATCTACCGTAATGGTAACAACGGACGACATCGTTTTTGTGACGCCCCAGACGCCATCACTGGTGTAGGTGTATTCCTTAACGACATTGGCGTTCATATCAATTTTTGAGCCGGTGACATCCATGAATTCTTCGCCGTCATTGGTATAGAACTGGCAATTATATGTATGGCCTGTGATGCTGCCATTCATATCGTGAACGCCACTTTCTACATTGGCGCAGGAAGAAAGTGATGCCGCCAGGACAATGATGAGTGCAAGCGATGTGATATGGTATAGGATCTTTTTCATTGTGTGTCTCCTTACTGATTGGCGAGAGCGATCAGGGAATTGCCGCAGGTGATGCGGTCGGCGTCCTCTTCTTTGCTGGGGACAAACACGATGACATCCCAACCGTCTTTTACAAGTGGCTGCTCGAACTTTTCGTAAACATCAAAATCGGTAATGATTTCATAACCTTCGCTGACGGCCTCGACCGTTTCGTGGATGGGAGTGATCTTGACAATACACTTTTCTTTATCGAAGTATTTATTCATCAGATCCACATCGAGATTGTTCTTGGACGTGACGGCGAACTTGAGGGTGTATTTGCGCTTTTTGGGTGCTGGCAATTCTTTGATAATGTTGCTGATCTCCTGCAAAGAAAGGGAATGGCCGCGGAACATTTCATTGCGGGCGGCTTCATCCAATGTATTGATGGAAAACTGCAGGCCGAAGCCATCCTCGCCGCCATAAACAGCGCCGGTGCTGACCCATTGATGTAGGAACTCTTTAAGATGTTTATTTGCCTTTGGCATCATGGTAGAAACAACAGGATGGTAGGTATCGAATTTGATGTCGGAATTACGATCTTGCAACATCCGTGCAATGAGCCTGGCGGATGTGATAACGTTGGGATTGAAAGTCGGTTCACCCATACGTGCGTAGTGAACATTCAATCTTGCGCCGTTATGGATACCTGACAGAGAGATGGCAGACATGATCTCGGACAAAAGCTCGGCCGTGGTGGCATTGCCGTGAAACCCGAGCTTGTGGCAATCGCAGAAATTGCAATTCATCGGACAGCCCTTCTGACTGGAGACGGTGACGACCAGTTTCTCTTTGATATTGACCGGCCTATGCTCGACTTTTTCGATACGTTTGGTGTAGCCGAGAAAATCGGCTTTGATATTATTTTCTTTGCCGTAGTCGCCGACATATAGATACTCAAGGCAAAGATCTGTATCGGAAATAATTTTGCCGGTGTGGGTTTGTGTAATCGTTCTCACTTTAAAACCTCTTTATTTGCGTCTCTTGCGTTTTATTTTATAATTCAACATATCATTTGTGGTTGATATTTTAGCCTTTTTCTGCATACGGCACAGGATGCATGTCGATATGCCAGCCGTCATCCTCTTTGGTACAGATGACACGGTCGATCAGTTGGTCACCAACCGTCATGGAGATTGTCTCGCACTCGATGGGCAGACCGTTTACGAATTGTTTGAAATCTTTGAATGTAAATGGAGTCATTACAATGCCTCCTCTAAAGGTTTGTGGTTGAACAGCTTACTAAAGACATTGTTGTACTGCTCGTCCTTGAAGTGTTCGCCGTCATCAGTTTCTTGTGGATATTCGAATTCACCCTGAAATTCCGCCTGGTCGCCGATTTCATCAAAGATAGCAATGGCACCCTGCAGCATATTGTCGAGATCGCCGTTATGATATGTATCGAAAAACTTGTCCGTCAGTTCAACCAGAAGCATTTTCTGCTGATAGAAAGCTACGGGATCAAGATTCAGATTTACAGTAACTTTCATGATATATCACTCCTTTGTGTATCCGGTCACAGTGATTTCTACATCGACTGGGCGGACAAGTTTGTCGTATTCAAGCTCGACATAAGTCATCTCGGACAGGTATAAACAGTTGTAGCATCGATCATTATCGTCCCAAGCTAACTTCTGGTAAATTTCGCCAAGTAACTCGAAGAAAACACCATTGTCAAGCTCGCGCAGCCGAATAAGATCAGGAGTCTTGATTTTATTTTTGAGAGTGACCATTTGCAGAACCTCCTATCAGTAATTCATATATTGGAAGTCGTGAATAATACCAAGCTTATTCAGAAGGTCGATCAGGCCATCATGGACACCTTCAATATAACCGGTATCATAACCAGTGTCAGAAAATTCAAGATTGTCGTCATTGTCTTTGATAAGAGCGGCAGCGGCATTGCGAATTTGTGACGTTGTGTAGACGTTTTCCATTTACAAACCTCCGTTTTACTTACAGTTTAAGAACGCCAAGGATTTCATAGCGAGAAGCGACAATCGTTCCATGGGCAGAACCATTGTTAAGGATTGAAAAAACTCCAAAACGAGCAAGGCGTTCACAACTCGCTTTAATTGGGTAGCAAGTATCAGACTGTGTGGCGGCATCTCTGATAAAGCAAAGATAGATATTCATAACAAGCCTCCTTACCGGGGTTCATATTCCACGACTTCGAGAACATCATAGCTGTTAGAGCCTGTGTCTGTTTCTTCATCCAAACGGCGGGCAGTTCAGTTCGGGCGAGAATTTCGTTGTCAGCCAGAACGAGATATCGGTCCCAGAATTTGCGATTTCGTTCATACACATAACAGGTGTACTTTTTCATACAGCTTTCACCTCAAGTTCGGATTATAGATAGGTTTCAGCTCCATGCACTGATTGCGGCATGCGCTGCCTTTGTATTCGCAATCGTGGCATTCATCAGACTGGCTATCTTGTGTTTCAAGGATCGCGTACTCGTAGAAATGGTCTGCCATGTTGCACCTCCGTCAATGCCAGTCGTAAGATTCAAAATCTTCGATTGCACGGGAAAGTTCATCACAATCGTTTGAAAAACGTTTTTGGTTGTCCAATAAAGTAGACGTGATAACCATGCCTGTCATATTGCATCTTGCGATTGCTTCTTCTGTATATCGCAATGTTTCATTTGCGCGTTCCTGCTCATCAGAAAGAGCCTTGTGGATTCGTTGCAAGGTTTGAAAAGTCATACCGCCCTCCGTCATTGGCAAATTTCCCAGCCTTCATTACGCAGATAACGTTCTCTAAGCTCATCCCAAATCTGGCTTGAAATATCCTTGATTTCATGACGTATACAGATATGTTTCCAAATTTCTTTGGTTTCCTCGACTGTGCGTGGTTCGTAGATGTTGTTGAGCCACTTTGCAATGGTTTCGTTGGCACCATCTGGGAATATAAAGCGCGGTTTGTTTGGGTCATCGGAAATGTAGAACCCGAACCACCAGTTGAGGGTGCCTTTCGGCGCGGCCTTTTCGCGCTGTTTCAGATCTTTGGTTTTGACACCACCAAAGACGGCAGCGACTGCGCAGACTTCCTCGTCAAAGCGCGGATAGCTGGCGCTACCGGCATATTCATAACTCATTCCCATAGTTGATTCCTTTTTTCAAACATAAACTTTATTGATTTGCATTTATCGTAGTATCGCTGTTATTCCTTTTCTACAACTTCTACAATTTTATAAAAGTCGCCATATTCCTTAAAGATGCGCTCCTGCTCTGCAGATGCTGCCTCAAAATCAAACCTTTTTGCAGTAGCAAGGCAAGCTGTATCTGCGCATTCGTCTAAAGAAATATAAAGTGGAACACGGGATGTACGGATGTTTCGCTTAAGAACATATTGAGGTTCATCGATGCTAATACTGAATATAGACCATGTTGTCACATCATTTTCTGACGTATCTTCTTCGAGTGTGATTTTTAATGTCTGATGGTCACTGTTTATACAACAATGGATACCATTTTTAAAGCTATCGTCGAATTCTTTTTTGGCGTCACGATTTGCTGCCTCAAAACATTCACGTTCACTATCAAATGGACCAACCACAGTAACATCTGGATCAAAAGAATATGTACACAAGTAATACCATTTACACATAAGTTTTACACCATCTTTTTCGCAAAAATAGGAAACCTCTCAGTCGTAGAAATCTCTCACGATAGTTTCGCACCATTCATCATCCGGAATGCCGTCATCGGCGCTGTCGATGAAAGAGTTGGCAAGCGTCTCTGCATCGCCTTCATCAATGGCACGCTTGATACGATCTTCGATTTCATCGGATATCCAATTCTCATCGTGTTCGTATTTATCTTGGAAGTATTCACGGATGCAATACTTGGCTTCTTCAGTAGCACGCCGCATGAGTTTGTCTTGATGGACGTCTTCACAGAGTTCATCAAGGTTTTTCAGCACAAAATTCAGTGCGGCTACATAACCCAGCTCATAATTGTAGTCGCTGAACGAGTAGCGATCATGAGCTGCTTTTGCTTCCAAAACATGCTTGTTACGCAGAGCTTCTAAATCTTTCTTCGTCATTGTTATTTTCATCCTTTCACAGCCTGATCCTGAATCGGGATGGCTCTTCCAGTATACAGTGCATACACTTTATTCTGGTTAAGCGGAGAACACTTTGTGGCGTGGAAAACTTCATCTGCACACCGACATAGTGTTTTTTTGGTTCTCTCTACAGCCTCAGATGGGTCATCAGCAGCGACGATAACCTTTTCAGAATAAATCTGAGCGCCATCGTCCATAACGCCGAGAATTTCATACCAGTTCATATTGCCACCTCGATTCATAAAACCATTCTTTTACGCTCTTTCCAGCCACTTCATGGCATCTTTTGTACTGTAGAATTCTTCGACCCAGGCGTCGCCGGTGCTGTTGTCGCAGGCAACGAGGACGATATTGGTTCCGTCAGATTCCAGAGACAGGTAAAGGCCGATGCTGTCGTGCGGTTTATCAATGATATTTGACATTTCTGCCGCAGATACGATTTTGATTTTGCTCATACAGGTTCACCTTAACTTACTTTTTTTACAGCATTCGACAAATGTTCATACAGGGAATTAAGTTCCTCTGCCATTTCATCCGCGTCATGAAGCAAGGTGCGGATACCCGGTGCCTCACGCATATCGACGCAGGAGAGAGCGTGTTCTTCGGGGTCGAAATCCTCAGCGTATTCATACAGGCTATGTAAAATTTCGTTATCGTTGCTGCCATAAAGATAAACGAGAAAATCCTCACCGGCGGGAGAGCATGTTTCAAGTTCAAGACCAATGGGATTTGTATCGTTATCAAAATCGACACTATAAAGCCAACCTTTTCCTTGGATGGCATTAAGTAAAGCATTAGAAAACATTATGCGCTCCTTTGTTGGTTGAAAATGAATTCTTTTGTACATTGAACGCCGAGGATATTCAGCATGAGGAAGATAGTATCAAGGACTCCCTTGCAGTATCCTGCATCAAATTGTGTTGACGTATTGCGGAAGCTGGCATCGTAGTAATTCATCATACGAAGAGCGGCGGATTTGATTTTGCTGTCGAACTTCTTTTGCTGTAGCGTTGATTTTTCATACTTCTGAAGTCGGAATTACTTTCCCGATTTTGTACTGCTCGCAAGCGACAACATCCTCACTGTTGGGATAAGTGGCGTTGATCTCTGTATATGTTTCCAAACGCCAGCCACAACCACCACCAGAGGTTTCTTTAATTTCATAGTGGTCTGCTTCATAGCTGGAACGGAATTCATTCGCAAGCTTCGTAGCATAATCAACGGCAACTTTTGCGGATGTAAAAAAATCAACTTCACTGTAATCGCAACAATCTTCGTCCCAATGCTGGACAAGGACATACCAGAGATCATTATTCATAGTAATTTACTCCTCGATAAAGTAGATGTGCCACCAGTCGTAAGCATCCTTTCCAATCGGCCAGACATAGGCGTCATTATCATTCTCGTATGCATAGGATTGCAGGTGTTCATCGAACAAAAGTGTACAACGTTCGCTGTTGACTTGGGCCGTAACCAGATGCCTGGCAGACTCGAAATCATCGCAGAGTGCCTGTTCCAGAATTTTAGGATAGGCATCCTTTTCAAGATAGGTATGTACGACAAGGTATTTCATTTCACATTCACCCCAGCCTTACTGTGAAAGCATATAGCCGCGCTGAAAGTCTACGCAATGATTCCAGTCCATGACTTCAGAGATGGAATTATCGCAGACTTCATTTTCAATGGCACATTCGGCAATGAGCTGACAATAGTCTGCGACCGTGAGCGCATTCTTTCCGGTGTAATGAAGGCCGCCGTAGCTTTCCACCATTCCAAACAGCGTTTTATAGTAGCTGCTAATATGACCTGAGATCTCATTAAGAGTCATGTCGCCGACATCTTCAACGGATTGCGTGACACAATAGGTTTTATCAGTGTCTTCTGTGGTGTCCAGCCAGACGATCTGGGTGAATTCATACCTGGTAGGCGAGAGTTTGCGGCAATACTGGGCGCAGTCGGAATCTGTCAGAAACCAGCTGCCGACATTGCTGGGAAGATCATGTACATTCATTGCAATTCTCCTTATTCAAAGCAAGTTGTCCTTTCTTGGCAACGCACAAGAGCGGATACAATAATGGGTCTTTAATCCACACGCATTACATCGGAGAACGGGACAAATGCGCCGCCGTAGTTGAAACCCATTTCATACTCACCAGTATCCGCATCATAGGCTTCGCGGATTTTGTACCAGCGAGGCGGCATATCATTAAGGCTTACGAGAACGCGGTCGTTGGCGTCATCGATTTCGTAAACATTCAGGCTTGCGGTATTACAAATCGGGTATGAGCCGATGACAACGCGGTTCATTCCGCTGCCTCCCTTTCTGCTTCAACCGGGATAGTATTCATGCGGTCAATAATGTCGTCAAGGTCGCGGCCGACAATAGCACTGAACATTTCAAAAATGTTATTGCGTTTATATGCTTCACATACAAAAGCAGCGAGGTCTTCATCGGCTGTGCAGACGTCTTCAAGCGTCCGATTGATGGAACCGCCGAACTCATCACGCAGGTCAAGACTGCTATAAATCGTATTGATTTTTTCTGCAGTTGTCTGGTCCGTGCAAGGTTCGAGGGCTGTGGTGCAGCGGCAGCAAAGCGGCGGATAGGTGAGACCGGTGCCGACATAGATTTGTTTCTGACCGCAGTTGGGACAGATGAGGATAAATTTACCGTTGATGGTATTCATAGTATTTACTCCCTTATGGCTATTTGTACATGACTTTCATATCACGAAAATATGTATCATCTCATACCCATGCCGGATCCTTTGTACTATCCGGCAGATTATAAAGAAACTGTAAAACATTCTCTGGAACCTGCTCCGTTTTCCACGCGGTTCCATATTTATATCCGCACACAGGGCACGGCTTTGTGAGAATACCTTCGGGATGTTCATCGGGACGCAGCCAACCGAGCGTCTTTTCCTCTGTCGCGCCGCTGTTCCACTCTTGTTTTTTCTGCGGTTCGTATCGCGGGTCATCAAGAGGTTTCCATGTTGTTCTATTGATTGGAAGGTTCCAAAGCTCCTTCTCTTCATCGGTTAATGTGGCAAACCAATCTTCTCCAAGCTTACGGTTTGCGAGATTCTTCAACTCGCGCTGTTTCATGAAATATTCATGCGTGAGACTATAGTGATAAATCGTGACCTTTTCGGTTGCCAGTTCATCCCAGTAAAGCGCCTTTTGATGTTGGCAATACGGACGCATATCATTCAAATGCCAAAGTTCCCAGCAATCGCAAAATTTGCGAAGCATCTCATTGTTCCAGCCTGTAGCGGGTGTACCGTTTCTAATTTCATCCACGCACTGGCCTGCACCACCGACGCAGTCTCCGTTTGGCTTAGGACCAACAACACCATGAATACTCAGGCGAGTGCCATCGTATTCAATTTCTGCATAGGCATTGACGGGATGTGTACGGCCATATACATTACAAGTACACGGATTGACGATCTTTTCGAAACCGGTCATAATTATTCCTCCAATCCTTTATCGACGATTTTGTAGGTGACACCGTCGGGCAGTTTGATGTTGCGCAAACCGCTTGCAAAAATATAGGGAATAATTTCATCGAGCAGGTACTCCATGTTCCCCTGCTCTATATGGCGGAACTCTTCTTGTGTGCAAAGATACATTCCACCATCATAATAATGAAATCCGTTATCGTCGCCGTAATGACCTGTGAACCTATCGACATAATAGTTCACATATCCGACATATCCGTCATCAATGTCTTCGTCCAAGAGGTTGTCACCCGTACCCTGTTGCAGCATAATGAGATAGCTCTCGTTGGCTACCGAGTCTTTTACATAAATAAGCATGATTACTATCCTTTCTTTCTTTCGTGTGTGCGTTTAAAATTTGGATATTGGGCTTGCCGGAATCGAACCGACACTGGATGAGTCAAAGTCATTTGCCTTACCATTTGGCGAAAGCCCATCATGAACGGGTTGCTATTCCACCCGAAAGCCAACCTGTAGGCACAGGATTTTTAGGAGAAAGATGGTAAAAATGGATAATGGCAATATAAAGCGTTCCAGCCTCTGTTCCATGACGGGTCATGGAACGTAATATGGCGACAGTATAAATTCTTAACAAATACTTACTTTCGGTAATACCGGAAGCATATCCGTTTTCATGGAGAGATCATGAAACCGAATATTATACGCTGAAACGCTTAGTGTTCTTGTCACGAACTGAAGAATAATGTCCTCCTCTTGAGGTGCCGGTCGAACCTGGTGTTCCGGCTCGCTGGGGTACTCAATGATTGTGGATTGGGCTGGAAGTGATCTTTGTTCCTGAGGAAGATGGTTACCTGATGTATGCCGACCTATTGTTCGGAAACAATTTTATCTATGATCAGATGCGGATGACGGCTACCAGGACCACCTGGTCGAGGCTGCCTTCGTTCCCTTTTCCTATCAAAAATTTTCGTTCGGTAATACCGGACGAGTTTGCAAAACTTTACAAACTATACTTCGTGACAAAAAAGTTGAATTTTATGTAACCTGAATTAAATGCTGGCGACTCGAATGCTGTATCAGGATCCTCTAGTCGGAGAATCAGGGTGGTCTGGAATTGCTCACCAACTAACGATATCCTTGAATTGTCTGGTTGAGCGCCCTATTAGTTGTTAATATTTCCGGGATCGTTGCCTTCCCGGGAGGGATCGTTGCTTCCCCGGGTGTGAGTAACCAGGAATCCTTGGACTCTGATGGTGCCCCAGCTTCATCGCCGTCTCCGGTGGGCGGTTATTCTATCTATCGAAAAGAAACATTCGGTAATACCGGATGCCTTTGCATTGCTTTGCAAAGTATGCGTTACACAAAATTCAACTATGACAAATCGCTTGCGCGACTATCAGGATATTAACTGCTCATCCATTTTGAGAAGTTCCTCAAAATTCATGCCGAATTTCTTGTTGTATTCCTCGATGATTTCGGCAATCCGAGCAGGTTCTACCATCTTATAATAGGAATACAGACCGTGGAGTCTTCTGACGTCCTCTATGGGCCACGGCTTTGTCAAAGCCTTATCGAAATGACCGCGATATGCACCGCGTCCATGGCTCATATAGTAGGAGGTTATCATCGACTCAAAGTATTTCTTTTCCCTTTCACCGACGCTGATCTCATTATCCTTGTTAAGCATGACACCAAGGATCCAGTTTCTACCGCACCGACTTCCGTAGTGAGTCTTTTCACGGTTCAACTCAAACGGCGCATTCATCCATTTGAGCGTACTGACGATGAAGTCTTCTACTGTTTTGTAACGGAAACCGACACGGCAGGAAATACACATATCATCAGCGTACCGAGTGTACACAAAACGGTCGGTTCTGTTTTCGCTCAGTCTGAAATTACGCATCGTATTGAACATGCGATGGTCAAACGGGATCATCATGACATTGGTAAGGAACGGACTGATTGGAGTGCCCTGAGGAAGACCACCATTGAGCATACACAGGCTCAGAGCCTTCCGAAGAAGATCCTCACCGCTCTTGTCCTCGCACAGGATGCAGAAGGGGTAGATTTTCGAAAAGGTGGACATTAGAAAATCAAGCGTTGTGCTTCCGAAGAAATCATGAAGGTCGAACTTCACGAACCACATAGATTCCCATTTCTGATGCTGTTTGACGGCATCCAGTGTGGAGCGGCCTGTAACATAGGCGAAGGCTGCTGTATGATGGTCGGCGAGCATCGCGTCGGAGAGAATCGTATGAAGCTGAACGAGCGCAGCCCTCAAATCCGGAAGAGGCGCATTGATTTCGCGTAGGCCGCCAGACTTTTTCGGGATAAAGAACTTATAATAGTAGGACTGACGGTTCGGATTTGAAATCATGGTGTTATATGTATCCGTAAACATCTGAAGTCGTGCGCGAAGCTCCGGAATATTGGCAGCGTCCCTGAATTTTTTCGGAACTCGCTTCAGGCAAACGGTTTGCGTTCCGCTTGCAGTACCGGTTCGCAGCTCGGCAATATCATTGACTGTAATACCAGCCATCATTTCTTCAAATGTCAACTGATTATAACGTGCTGGCTGACTATAGGTGATATAAATCATCCTGTACTCCTTTCTGTGAGTTGTTTCTGTAATCTGAGTAGGATTTGGATCTGCTGCCTCGATATATAACTGGACTAACGATCTTTGTGGGGTGAGCGATGGTCTAAACTTGCTTGCACATAGCTGCTATTAACTACTTGCCATCGATTGATCTTGTGATACCTCTGCGTAGTGCTTCCCTTACTGCTCATGAACGGCACCTGAAGACCGGTCGCCGCTGGCTGCAGGCCTGTCTCCTCTTCAATCAAAATTTCACTTTCGGTAATACCGGAAGTTTTGCGCGAACGCAAATATACATTACAGAAACTAATTACATCGGCTTATTAAATTCAGTGTATAAATTGCTTACTACATTGAAATCACGCTCCCACCATTTGCAAACGCATCCATCAGGATACATTTTTTGTAGTCACCGGACTTGATGTATGTGATGAAGTTATCCACGCCGATAGTAGACACCAGCATCACTACAGACATAAGACCGATAGACTGTCCGCAGGCTGTCGTGGGGTTCTCCTCCCTTGCTTCGTCATGTGTGAAATCCATCGAGTAGATAAGCATGTTGACAGCTTTTCTGTCATTCCATGCAGCCGCTCTGGTTTCGCAGGAGGTTTTGCCGGTTCTGAAATCGAACACAGCTTTGATGTTCATGTTGAAGCTATTCTTCTCACAGATTGCTTTCCGCGTTTCGATGTTATCTACGCAGAGGAACACATATCCGGAAAGACGCTGGTTCTCATACCTGCCTTTCGTTTCCACATCGCACTCAGAGTTGATGGACATGAGCCGTTCCGAAAGCGCTTCGGTTTTAGGACGGCCAATATCCTTTGCGGTATAAAGCTGATTCCCGAGGTTGTGCGGTTCAATGATGTCGTCATCGAAAAGGTTGATTGCCGTAATACCGTTGCGGACAAGCAGCTCTGCAACTACGCTTCCGACACTTCCCGCGCCGATAATATTGCAAACGCCCTTCACCTGTTTTGGATCGAAGAATCCGGATACCTTACTGAGATCCATGGCTTACACCTCATTCCTTGCCCACGGGTCGTTTTTTGTAAACTGATCGAGCATTTCCTCATCAGGGTCAACATCATCTGCGCCGGAATCCGGTGTGATGAATTCATCTCCGATGGCAGTTGCCTGCTCCGGCAGCTCGGACATAGGGTGGACCTTGTTGAGTGCATCCTTAACAAACAGCGACATGCCCGTTATACCGATACAGAGATTGTCATGATCGGTATCCCATACACACTGCTGCTTGTTGTTTACGATCGTTCCGTGCATTTCGCCGCGCTTATTCATAATGAGGAAGATGAAGAAATCATCTCTGCCCATGCTTCTGGCGATGCTTTCCTGATAGTTCGCATCGCGTCCGCTTCTGAAAGACGGGAAATTCACATGGCTATGACCGTGGAAATAGATGGGGTCGTTCAGACCATTATCATGGAACAGCCACTTCTGATATTCATTCTGGTCAGTCGTGGTCGCCGCGCCGCTGACATACTGCTTAAAGGTCAGGATGTCATAGACGATGTACTTTCTGTCGGTGATCTTTCTTACGAGACCATTCCACGCAATCTCAGTCGGGCAGGCCGTAACCAGCGAGCACATCTTTACCCATGACCCAGGATTAAACAAAATCGTTGCTGGCTTTTTGGGGTAGTTATAACCGGCGAACACAAAGCCGGAATCTTTTACATTTGTCATTTGTTTTCCTCCCACGCTATCTTATCCATCACTTCGTCAAGCGTGAACAAGTTCCCTTCGTTATCACGGATAAACCGCAGGTTTGTACGATTCTCACAAAGCATTTTCGCAAAGCTGGAACAGACGATACCATCCGTCAAGTTCAGATTTCTAACGGCGGTGACCGCCACATTGAACGCTGCGATAAAATCGTGGTTTCGTTGCGCTTCAACCACTATATTTTGAAAACTTCCGAAGCAGTTATACAACATGATGTGTGGTGCGCGGATGTAATTTTCAGGTTTATCCCGACATTCGTAATCACTGTCACGACTGATGTACGCATCGTTGCTTACCTCGAAATCACCGTATACCTGCATGTGATAGCGATGTTCACCGCCCCAGCAATAACTGAAGAACTTACGCACATCCTTTTCCCTGTAAACCTCGGACAAGAAGTCGATAAGATTCGAGCGTTTCGATCCGTTTGCGATGTAAACCCTATACATCAATTCATCGATGTAATCCAAATCGCCGTAGGCACGAAGCAGGAGTTTATCGTTCACACGATCCACAACCATGATGTTTTTCTGAGACATGAGATAATTGAAAATCTCTTCGTCTAATTCATCACCGCGCCGAATACGTTCCTCGAGACATGCTTTTGTCTCCAAAAGTTCTTCAAGTTCAGCCTGCGCCGCTCGGATCTGTTCGTAATACGAGTTGATCCTTGTGTTCATACTGCTGTATTCATAGTTGATTTGCTCCAGGCGATTCGTAAATTTGTTTACGCAGAGTCCTTTTGTGATCTCACGCAGACGTCTTTCTCTCAGGCTGTCATCGTTGATGATGGCATTCATCATGGCTTTTAGGCAATCTATGTGCCGAAGACCAAGCTCTTTTAAAACTTTGATGTTCTCATTGCTGACAGTGTCAAGCCATGGGAACAGAATCGGCGAAAGAGAACAAGCCGAATTTAGAGCAATACAAAACCAACGATAGCCTACCACAGCGCGGTCGATTATAAGGATCGTGACTTTCTTCTCTTTGTTGATATAAAGATTCACATCGACCATGGTGTTCTGTTTTACATAGATGCTGACCGTTTTGTTTTCCTTATACCCATTGTCGAGAAAACCTTTTTCTTCGAATGGTCCAAGACGCCGTTCTCTAAGAACGAAGCTGTACTCCGGCAGATCGTTGTAATTGGCTAATACAGAATCGTAATACAGGGACATCTTTTTGCCGCATTCACGGAGAATGCCTGCATACATTGTCATGATGATCGCAGGGAGTGTATCACTATCCCAAAAAAAATCCCCGTGTACTTCGAGGACATCCTTGAACAGTGGTTCTGCTTGCTTTGCATTAAACAATGCCCATCACTCCTTTCCACGGGGATCCCCGTTCACTGATTACTGACGGCCACCATCGCTCTTGGGACTATTCACAAGGAAAGCGGTGTCGGATACCTCGAAATCGGCGAAGGTCTTATCCATGTCCATGATCTTCAGGGGCATACCGTTCAGATTGGTCATGCCCTTGTTGAAATCGACACCATGCTCCTCGGAGCAGCGCTCCATGACGCTCTTGATGGTATCGGAATCAGAAACCTCGTAGAGGTGACGGGAAGAAACGGAACCACAGTAAACATTGATAGTCATGATGAAATCTCCTTTTCGTGTGTGTTAATTTCAGAGCCGTGTTATCAGGCTTCGATCAGGTTGATGATGGAGTTCTGTTCGTTGCTGATTTCGGTCAGCGCGGTATCGATCTGCTGTTCAATGCTCTTGGCATACAGAGCGCGGGGACCGATGAACTCAGCGACAGCTTCCTTGGCTTTACCGTCCTCATGGGCGGGCACCGGGAACATGACGATGGCTTTGCCGTTGATATCCTTGTCCCCTGCACCAAAGCAAAGGAACTTGGAATTCATACCGCCGGTTGCATCGACAGAAACGGAAAACACATGGATGCGCTCCTCACCTGTACCCTGATACAGCTTCAGCGCCTCGGGGCGATCACGCTTGACCTTGGCAATTTCATCGTAGCTGTAATTGGAAGTAATACAGACCTGATTGCCGACGATTGCGATTTTCATAAGTTACCTCCGTGTTGATTATAGTATGTTTGTGGGGTTTACGAAATCCTGCCAGTCGGCAGGGCGGACAAAATATCGATAAGACCATCGCTGTCGATGGCTTTATCATACGATCTGATCGCCAGCTCAATCAGTCTGGCATTGGCTGCGGTTACGATTTCACCGAAGGTACAACCAACAAAGGTTGCAAAAATTCCCCGGTCAATCGCCCGCACGATTGCATTGTGAAGCTGTACAATACCATCGGGATCATCGCCCCGAATGATATGACACGTCTGCCCATTCCCTGCCGGAATGAACAAAGCATAACTTTCCACATTACCATACAAGAACTTATGTACGGAAAACATGGGTCTTGGGTTCCTTACTACTACCATTACAATCATTCCTTTCTTCGTTTATGTTTTGGTCTTATGACCATGGTGACAGTTACTTCTGCCCCGGTACTGTCAGGCGTCCGGCTTGTGTTGGTTTTGGTATCTCTGATGTGCTCATCATACTACGAAAACCAATCTGTGTCAATCCCCTCCGGAAAATTTTTCTCAGGCGAGGTTGGCTTCGGCCATCAGGGTCTTCAGCTTGCTGGTCATCACCTTATCACCGCAGAGCAGCTTCATCATAATGTTGGCGACATTGCGGGACTTCGTTACATACGGCGTACCGTAAGTACCGGCGGCATCGCGGAAGAAGCCGGGGTTCGTCTTCTGCATGTACGGGATCAGGTTCTTATCAACCTTGGGAAGCAGTTCGCTCTGCTCCTCGTAGATGATGGACAGTGCTTTCATAACATACTGGCTGTAGCCAGCCTTGCAATCATGCCAGTTTGCTTTCCGAATGGTCTTGAAGATCCATTCACACTCCACAGGATCCTTCTTCATAACATGAAGGGCGACCGTGATGGCGGAAACATGGGCGGGGTTGTCAACGCCGTTCGCTTTCATGATCTGGGCCAGCTCAGGATATACGGAAAAATCCGAATCCGTTTTCGCTGCGATGAGACCGGCGCGGAACTTGGCATGCTCCGAAACCTTGACGCGGTTCTTATCCTGCTCAGCGAAGAGCTTCGCTTCATCGGAGTCGCTCAGGCCGGTCTTGATGTTTGCCAAAATGGTCAAAAGCCCGGCAGTTTTCGCTGCCTCCCAGCGTCCCTGACCGTCAATGATGGCGAACTTACCTTCATCCTCGCGGTAGGAGACCTGAATCTGGCCAGCCTTTGCATAATCCCAGTTGTTTGCCATATCCATGATGATGGACGAACGGGTTCCGCGGATCTCACGCTGATAGTTCTTATCAACGAAGCAGAGGTCAACCGGGATGTTCATGATCTTCTCGCCGTTCATGACAACAGCATTCTTCTCGGCTGCGTCAACGATCATCTTGCTGCGGATGATGTCAGAGCTGATGGACTTAACGGACTCGTTGGACTTTTTCATAATTTTGCTCCTTGTCTTTTGTTCATTTTTGCTTATATATCATCACGCCTTGTTGCGTGAGGATTCCGATTTGTTTATATTAAGCGTTTCCGCTTTGGTAGTGGGATGCTTTCACCAATGGCTCGGGAGCAAACGATTCATCAGCGGCAGGCCCACCAACTCCTGCTATATAAGAATGAAAATGGAGGTTCTAAGGACGCAATGGAGGGCGCCCCTATCCATATTCATGGATAGCGATTTACACGGCACGCTTAAACCAGACGTTCACGAATCCTTCGCAATCAGGATCAGGCTCGAAACGAAGCAGGTAGATGCGGCGGTAATGGCAATAGAAATCACTTTGGTTTTCGATGCGGCTCTTGATGAAGTTATCATGGTCAACGCCCATATCACGGAAGCCAAACATATAGGTCTTCCCTTCCCCGTTCTCGCCGAGGATGGTTTCAGGTGCGGTGATTCCGCAGATTGCATTCATGATCTCCTGGATTTCATAGCAGATATCGCTGGAATAGGATTCACAGCGAGCAGCCTGCTTGATGAGTTCAGTAAAGATGGATGACATATTCAGACACTGCAGGCGGTTGCAGGTGTAAGGCTTTTCGGTTTTGGTATCGATACGAAGGTCTTCAAATTTCATGATTGGCACTCCTTATTCGCATTTAGCAGCTTCATTCATGGCGCGGCGCAGGGCTTTCCAAAGATGAGGAACAGCTTTCACTTCATCCAGCGAGAAGCCGCAGTCATACAGCGCCGGTTCGGTATCCAATGTGATGCAATACTCATGATTTGCAAGCTCGTAATAGAAAGCCTTTTCGGCCCATTCCTGACCGTTATTCATAAAAGCATCATGGGTTTCCTTATGTAAGCGGTCAAGCATCTCATGAAAGGCTTCGCTGTCGCTCTTTCTCATAAAGCCACCCGCACCGATGCCGTAGACTTTATCCGTTTCCGAAACATCCAGACCAAGACGGTTCATGCCCTGCTCAAATTGGTCTTCATTAAAAGCAAAGGCCAGCGGGAAGGTGTTGAATTCCTTCTGCTGGCGCTCTTTCATCTCACGATAAGATTCCATATTCATTTCCCCTTCAGTGTTTATCGCACAGCTTGTCGATGAAATCATTTCCATTTCGGAAAGACTTCTCGTTCAGAAAGAAGGCCACCAGTCCTGCGGCACTAAGGGCCAGAAGAACGATGGGATGCGTAAAAGCCATTGTGCAAATTGCACAAATTCCATAGAGAACAGCCAGGATCAGAGCCGCAGAAATCAGATAACGCTTCATTATGTACAGTCTCCTTTATACATTTTCGCTTGCATATTCATGCAAAACTGCATAGGAATTCAAGATTCGGATTCGATTTGGTATTCATCGGTCTGGCCAAAAACGGTCAGGGTCACGGTGTTGCCATGGGTTTCTACTTGGATATTCTCCATCGTGGCGCGGTAGGTCAGGAAAGCCGTTCCCGCCGCGCACAGAGCAACGATAAGCACCGTTGCGACAACGATTACGATGGTTTTCAGGAGGCTCTTAGAGAGCTTCTTTCGGGCGCTGGTGCGATTGGTTTTATTGACGGTGGACACGGTCACAGGGATGGTGAGAGTTTGCATTTCCATAGTTGACGCTCCATTCTTATTCTTTTATAAAATGAGCGCCTGACTCTTGCAAGCCAAGCGCTTTTATGCTATGATATTATGGGATTATGTAAGCTTTTTTCGCTTTAAAAAATTAGTGGATCATGCCGCCGTCAAGATAAAATCCGATCTTGTCGGTTATGGGGACAAAGCGGCCATTCACTTCAGCGGTATCACCGTAGGTCAGCAATGTGGCGTCACGGTATTCCTTACAATTGCCATGGATACGGGACTTGAAACGGAAATGATTCTTCCTAATAACGGATGTTTGTTCGTCATGCCAGAGGGAACGTGCAGTATTTTCACGCTTTTCCATTTTGACGCGGTACAGGATTTGCCCGGCTTGCGTTGCCAGTGGCGGCAAAGATAGCGTAAAACGCTGTTTGATGATTTCAATGTGTTCGGACGTTTTGGCGCTTGCGCGGCGGGTTTCCCATACAACCAAATCGCCATACTTATAGGGACGACGAAAAGCCATGCAATCGTTGTACATGATGGGGCGCGTAATATAAGGACCGTTCCGATCGACACCAAAAATTTCACCAGGTTTTAGGCTTACGCCGTGCCAGATAGTAGGCTCTTTGCATACACGGGGAGCACGCATTTTTGGCTTGTTTGCCGTTTTGGTATTCATAGAAACGACCTCTTTTCTTTGCTAATGGGTACACTTTCCGGGGTGTTTTGACCGTGTTTTGTGTTCATGCGCACAAAACACAGATATAAAAAGCGGCGCATTTACATAGCTTGATATTATGTAATTGTGTGTGATTCTTGCGTTTATGTTTCCGTTACCGGGCAGACTCTATCAGCCTAACTTGTGTATATAACACTTTCCCGGCCATGTCAAAACAGGGAAACACAAGAATACAGAAACAAACTTTTGCATAATGTGCCGCTTGTGTTTTGGGTTGTTTTTTTGGCGCTTGCACTTTACCGCATATTGCGACTTTTGGGTACACTTTCCGGGCGGAATTTGTGTGCCCTTTTGAAAAGTTGCGCGGTAAAATGTTTTGGTATTCGTTACAAGTTCGCCGCTTGTTCCGTTCTGTTTGCGCTTTTCACAGCGCGGCGCACGTTTCACGGTGCTAAACATTGCGGGCGGTTTATTGCGTTTTCAATGTGCTTTTGTGGGGCAAGGTTGCTTTTTTACGTGTGCGGCCTTGCGAAAGTTTCACGGTTTAGGGCTGTTATGCGGCGGTTTTTACCGGCGCGGGCTGTTTCGCCGTTTCGTTTTCCTTTTCGGCGGCGGCTTTTTTGGCGGCGCGTTTTGCGGCGGCATTGCGGGCGGTTACGCCGTCCACACGGTCAAGCGCCCACACTTCAAGCGCGGCCAAGACCGTGACAGTGGCCTTGCTATCCGCGTTTAGATTGATAGCGCCGCGCCGCGTGCCGTCAAAACTTTTGGCCGTGCCATTTTTGGCAATAGGTGCAAGGGCGGCAACGATACGGGTGGCGGCTTGTTCGTTTGTTTCGCCCGTTTCAACGTTAAAAAGTAATGCGGTATTGTCTTTTTTGGTTGCGGCAAATACGGATAAATAATTTTTTGCGGCTGTAATAATTGCGGCGGCGGTCTTGTCGTCCATTGGTACACCGTTTGTAATATTTGCGTGTGCGTCCGCTATGGTGGTAATAAGTTCTGCGGCGCGGTCACGGTATGCGGCAAAAGCGGTGCGCATATCTTTATCGGTGCAATTTTCGCCGGTGCAATAAGAGGTAAACAATTTGTAATTGATGGCCTTGCCATCGGCAAAAGCGGAACGGGCGGCGGCTGTATAATTGGTAGTCATGGTGCAAGTCTCCTTTTTTCATTCTCTTATTTTGTGGTTGATTTTTTGGCGGTTTATATGATATACTTTTAAAAAGTATATTATATTTTGGGGTGGTGAATCGTTTTGACTTTTGGCGAATATCTTAAACAAAAAAGGCTTGAAAGGGGATTGACACAAAAGCAAGCGGCTATTTTGTGCGGCATGGCCGTTTCGCAATTGCAAGACTATGAAACAGGACGGCGAAAAACACCGTCATTTATTATAGTTGCTAGACTTGCAAGGGCGCTTGACTTTTCGCTTGACGATTGCGCAAGGGCTATTGATTGCTAGCTTTTGGCTATATTATAGGCTAGCAATTGTTAGTTGTCAATACTACAAATCAATAAATTTTGTTTAAATTTTGCTTTTGTTTGTTTTGGTTGTATTGCCTTTTGGTATGTGGTATAATGTGTATAGAGTGTACACCATAAAGGGCGGGAACGTCGTGTATATATGTAGTGGTGTTTGACGTTCCCGCCGCTACTATGTTAGGCCGCGCCGTTTTCTAATGCTTCAGTATATGAAACATACGTGACGCCGTCTGTACCTATATAGTAGCCTTCAGGTGTATAAATGGTGTACCACCTCTTTTCTTTTGGCTGTATACGCGGCAACGTATGCAGCCATTTTTTGCAATCTGTACCGCGCCATTGTGGCGGTGGTATGTGCTTGCCCGTGGGGCGGTTAAGATTGTAACCATAGTATAACAATCTATTGATAGATTGTACATGTACAAAACTATCAAACTATCAATAGATTAAAATATGGCGCTGATACGATAATATTTTTAAAAAATAATATATTTAGATATGGATTTTTGACGCAATACCATGTAAAAGGAGTAAATATGCAAAAAGCTAATAGCACATACGCGGAACGGCAAAAGACAGCAAAAGCACGATATATCGCAGAAAAAACAGACTATATAGCGGCGCACTTGCCCACTGGATACAAAGAAAAAGTGAATAAATTGGCAGAAAAACATAACACAAGCAAGGCGCAAATACTAAAAAATGCGATAGATACGCTATATAGTAAAGATTTTTGTGATGAATAAATATATATTTTGTACAGTGATATAGTAATGTGTATAAATGTGTGCCAAAACGTGGCGCGGATCAACCGTACCGCGTAAACTGTACAAGCATATATGGAAACGCGCACGCGTGCGCGTACATTATATGGGGCGTAAATAGTCTATAGCTATAGACTATAGTTGGTGTATGTACTATAGGCACAAGCTATAGTAGTAGCTGCAAGTGTAAAGTAGAAGTACTTTACAAGCTGAACAAAATGTTGCCACGGCAACATAGTTAAAATATAGTTGACTATATGCAAGGCAAGCCCACGGCCACGGCATACGACGACGGCCACGGCCACACAAACAAGCGCCGGGCGACGTGTACGGCCGCGCCGGGCAAGACTTGACAAAAAGGGTGCAAGTGTGCAAGCCCGCATTCTGGCACTTTTGCGGTGTGGGGGTATGTTTTCATTTTTTCAAGCATCGCCCCGCCCAGCGAACCGGGTAGTACCTCTTTGTAACAGTACCATGTTACAAAAATCCCCTCTCAAATCCTCTTAAATCCCACCCAAGATCCCTAGAATCCAATCCACACCTTATCTTCCCAAATACCCGAAAAACCTTATACCTAAGCCATTTCCTAGCTCTATCCCCTACCATCCCAATTCCCCTAAATCCCACAATTCCCATCCCTTCAAAAATTCTATCTCATTCCCTTCTGTTTCCTATTTATTCCCTTTCATTCCTTAACGATTTACCCATTTTCCAGTCCATTAAGCTACCGTTTTGTCCTGTTTTCTAAGCAAGAATAATTTGACATCAAATTCTAGGAAGTGCAGAATTGGGCTTAATATAGGACATCTTTCCTGCCCAAATCTTATAAATTATAGTACCATAAACGGGACTATTAAACCGCTATAATCTCACGAATATTTCCGTACTTTTGTCCTGTCTGGAACCCACAAATTTGTCTCCTGGCAGCTCTCTTCAAGACCCTAAAACGCTCTAAACCTGACTCTATCTATATCTATACTAATCTTCTAATAAATATCGTAGCATCGTATAATAATATACCCGGGGTATTTTTACATTACAGCGTTAATTATGAGACATTGAAGTTTTCCGGCCTTTAAAGGATCAAAAAATCCAAAAAAGCTTATACCTATGCGGCTTTTCAGAACTTTGCTAAAATTCTGCAGAAAAGGCCAATGTTCTACATTTCAATGGGAAATAATGGTAAACCCATAAATGCGTACTAGCTCCCCGCAAATATGACCATAATACCAGAGGTCATAGCATTATCTATGAATAGACAAGCTTTCTGGAATACAGAGAATGTCTGGAAGTGAAGAAGCTACTGGAGTCACCGGATCCTAGCAAATGCCATAATTTTAGCCAGCACGATATTATAGCCTGCTTTTGTGAGCAGGCTTTTCTTATTATATAGAGAGACCACTCCCCTATCCCTGACATCCGGAGCGAAGCGAAGGATGATCACGCCGTAGGCTGAAAAAGAGAAAATTCTTTAAAACAGTTGTTATTCACGACACATTTTAAAAATTTTAAAAAACCTCTTGATTATCCGCCAGACCTTGGGTTATAATATAGTCAAGCAAGAAACATACCAAAAACAACACAAGCTATACACATCTAGTGTTTTTATCAAACATTAGATTTCTTCTTCAGGCTCAAACATACCAATATCAACGCAAACAAACCCCCAATTATTTCCAATTTTAACAATTTGTTCACAAATTCAAGGTTCCGCATCAAGATGCGGGACCCGGGGCGAGGTCCTTTAGGATCGAGCATGGGGCGAGGAGGGGAATTTTTGATTGCTGGCAAGCAAAAAGGGGGACCGGGCGCGGTATGGGGCGGGTAGGTCCCCTAGCGTAGCGAGCCAAATTTTTTGGAGCGAGCGGAGCGCTCACTTCAGTGCAGGTATATTAACTATTGTATTGAGCTATGGCTTCGCTAGCTTCTGTGTGTATCTTTTTTGGCCAAAGTCCAATAAATCGGACTGCAAAAAGCATCATTTTTGAGGAAAACGGAGGAAATTATGGTAAAACATGGAAAGACATACTACGTCCCTTTCGACATGGTATTACAGCATCAGGACATCCACAAATCTGCGAGTGTCTATCTTGCGGTTCTGGTCCAGAGTAATGCCAACGGTCGTGCGGTCATCTCCCTCAGGGACATTATTTACAAGATGTGTTTTACGCCGTCGCGAGGTCACGCCGGGGTAAATAAGAAGATCGCCGAGACCATCAATAAGCTGCGGGATCTTGGCTACTTCGAGGAAGCTCCTGACTACCTTGCTATGGATCGGATCGAGTCGGCGCAAAAGTTCGGCTTCAAGGTCGCGGATATGCCTCGTGGCCTTAAAACCCACTGTGGCGTTCCTGCGGATGTGTTGGAGAGGCTTCTCTATATTAAGAGGATCCCGATGCTGCTTAATGATGACAAGCGAGCCTTTACCCTAAAGTTCTGTGCTGAGGCGGCAATCCGCTGTTACTTTGCCATTCGCAGGGTGCTACTGGATTGGGAGTGCGGCGCAGCATATGTTCCCCGCGCTTATATGGCCGAGATGGCTTGTATTAGCGAGTCTACTGTCACGAATACCACAGCCTTCTTGCAGACTGCTGGTTTTATTAGGAAGAGAGAATGCTTTACGACTGACCAGACCGGTGCTCTTCGTAAGATTATGTACTACACCCTTAATGATGGTACAGACGAGGAGATTGATAAGAGGCTTCGCAGCGCAGCGAGCGGCTATATTGCTGCCTGCCAGAGAATCAATGGCTGCAAGGGTAAGACCATTGGCGGCGAGCCTGTTAAGGTTAGCGACTGGGGCAAGTACAAGGACTGGGTATAACCCTACGGGAATACATAAAACCAAACGCCTCTATGGCCTCTGGGACGCGCTGAGACAGGCTATATGACATAGCAAGCAAACTATATCCCATTGCCTTTAAAGCCTTTCCTGCGTGCCCGTAGGCTGTGTGGCGGGCATCCGGCGATACTGTAATGATTGATTCGTACAAGTCGCCTTTATTGTGGTTTCCCGTAGCTGCGAAATCTATAGGCTTGTATGGAAGAAGTGATGAAACAAGCGTACATAAAACTGAATGCCTGAGAGCGGCCTAGCGAGCCGTATGAGGCATATCGCAATGACGAAGACAGTTACATTCCTTTGGCGTTAGAGCCTGTGGGAATGGCTCTGTGGGGCGCTGAGAGCCTGTAGGAGCCTTGTAACCGTAGACAACCGAGATGATTGTGTATGGTTGGCATTTATGCCGCCATCTGACCTTACTATTGATAGAAAGGAACGATGAAAATGAAAAACAGAAATATAAGGAGAATTTACTACGATGAATCAAAATATGGAAGACACCCGTAAGTGGTACGCTGAGCATGGCATGCTTGACGTTTTTATGAAGAAATACATATGCAGTAAGTGCAAATACGAAGATACATGCTATGGCCTTACGGATAAGGAAGCGAGAATCAGCTGCGAAGGGTTTAGATATAAAAAGAATCGTGGCCCTGCCAAGTGGGATGTGTCGTACAACAGAGTGCCTGCTTATGGCTCCCTGACGATGGCGCAGCGTATTCACAGGGAGGGCTGACGAATGACCGGGATGAATGGTACTCCTGAGGGAGTACGCATCCTGAGCCTGGATGCGAAAGATATATACCTGTCTAACCATTTCAAGGACCCGTCGCCGGTAGGGTTTAACATCCGTAATAAGGATGGGGACATTAACACGAAGCGCTTCATCAATGTGCTTGATTATAGCCTCGACCTTATTAAGCTGCGGGAGATCTACCAGCGTGTGTACCGGCGACAGGACTTTGGGTTTATGTGCGGGCGTTACGAATATACAACTCGTATAATTAACGTGACGTTCAAATATTCCGTCAAAATGTACAATGAAATCCGCACTGGATTGTATATTAAGGATGGGTATAAGCTTGAGGATGCCGTACTGGATGACTGTGTGTGTATTAAGGACAATGAGCTTATTGCCATTAAGGTATACGAGGACGTTCAGTCCCCTGTCGGCGGCGATGTGCTTGGCAAGTTCTTCTATTATAAGGACGGACAGTACCGGGCAAAGCGTAACATCAAGAATGTCATGGGTGTGAGCGACCTGCGCGAGGATCTGTATGAGAATGGCTTTTACTGCAACGGCATCCATTATGTGCGGTTCAAGCGGTCGTCCGGATCGAGCCGAGTCGGTAAGTGCCTATTTATTGACGAGAAGCTGTACCCTGCCATGGCTAAGTGGCAGGCGTGCGGTATCAAGGTACGGAATGGACAGGACATAGACCTGGCCGCCTACGAGGCATATATTGCTCTGACGCTTAGCAGTATCATTGACACCATTGAAATCAATCCTGAGAATATCCTTGTCGTGGATGATTTTGAGAGTGTGTTCTTGGATGATGTCATCGCTGTCCGCGAGGACGAAAATTCCAACCTGACCGCCGCGCCGGAGAAGATCGAGGTCACCAATTCCATCTGGGATGGCCAGAGCCTGATGGACATCAGCCTTTTCGGCAAGTATAGCCAGTATGGTATGCTGCTATTGAGAAACCGATTCTTTAAGAGCTGTTGCTTCAACTGCAATATTGAGTGGTTCTTTGCCGACCATGGTATTACGGACGTGAGCCAACTGAATGGCTTTACCTTGGCGAAGCGGATCGAAGACGTGAAGCTGATTACGACACCCAGTAGTATTAAGTACCTTAAATTTGGTAAGCTGGAGGATTGGCTGCATTATATTGACCCCATCTTTGGCGTTGTAAAGCATGAGAAAAAGACCCATTTCTTTGATGGGCGCATGGTGCAGAGCCATTACCAGCTTTTAAATACGCTGCAGCTGAGCTATGAAGAGGTTGAGGAACTGGTTGAGCCTTCGCTTGACTACGTTGACTTGTTAAACAGCGACCCGGCGGTGCTGAGACACCATATAAAGTACCCTGTTGATGAAGAGTTCCATCTGCCTATGACCGCCTTGGAAAGCAAGAATGACATTGTGTACAAGCTGCTTGGCCTGAATGATGACTTTGCTAAGACGGCAATGTACAGTGCGTTCCGTAGTGACCTGACGCGGTCATTTGTGAATAACATGCGCCGGGGACATGTACTTATCAATGGCAACTATGAGACGCTGCTTGGTAACCCTGTGGAAATGCTGTATCAGGCTATCGGTGAGTTTAACGGTGAAAGCGTGCTTGGCGTAGGTCATGTACATACGAAACGGTTCCCGTTTGATAAGGTACTGTTGGGATGCAGAAGCCCGCACATCAATCCCGGCAATATCTTGCTGACGAAAAATGTAGGGAATTGGGAAATTGACAGTTATTTTAATCTGACGCCTGAGATTTTGTGCGTCAATGCTATCGGAGAAAATATTCAACAGAGGCTCAATGGTTGCGACTACGACAGCGATAGTATCATAGTTTCTGATAATCAGATCATCATTGACGCTGCAATGCGGAATTATGACAGATTCCTCGTGCCGACTAACCTTGTTAGCGGTAAGAAGACGAAGCGTCAATATACTGCGGAGCAGAAAGCAGATCTTGACATTAAGACGAGCGTCAACAAGATCGGTGAAATTGTGAATCTGAGCCAAGAGCTTAACACACTGATGTGGGATATGATTAACAATGGAGCCAGCTTTGAGGACGTTGCGGAAATTTACTATGATTCTTCTAAGCTTTGTATAATGTCTGGCATCGAAATTGACAAGGCAAAGAAAGAGTTTACTGTAAGTAATGTAAATGAGTTGAAGAAACTAAAAAAGAAATACGACCGGCGCGATAAAAAGGATGGTCGTATGATAAAGCCAGGATTCTTTGGGTTTGTGGCAAAGACCAAGGGCTATTATAATCCCCAAAAGAAGAAGTACCAGACGCATCATACCACGATGGATTATCTGCAACAGGTGATCCGGCGCGGGTATAACAACACCAGAGGACAGCAAGCACTCCCCTTCTCTACCATTATAGACACCAGTAAGTTTGACATCGAAAAGGTACGGTATGAGCAGGTAAACCTTATCATTGACGCGGTGCGCTCTTCGCGGGCGTGCCAGCAGCGATGCTGGACTGCCTATAATAGGGACAAGGAGCTGGGCTGCGGTGCTTCTAATGAGAGCGATTTCGATTTGTACAAGCAAACTGTCGATCTTGTGTTTGATGCCTATCAGGACTGCGTGGACTACATTGATAATATGCGGCTGAGCTACAGTACGATGTGTTGGCTGCTTATGTCGATTGAGTCTGACGGATGCGCGGATATTCGCAGACCATTGTTTAATATTCTGTTTGGTGCGCCCAATAAGAATTTTTACAAGGCGATCCGCGCCAGTGCAAAACCCATTAGTGTTATTGTGCCAGATGCGAAGGGCTGTGTTGATATCTACGGCGAAAAGTACAAGTACAGTCTGGTAAATAGGGCGCAATAAAACGAAAAACCGCATAGCAAAGCGCTGAAAATTACAATTTTTGACCCTCTCAGGTCTGAAAACTGTAAAATAAGTGCGATGCTATGCGGTTTTATTTTTAAAAAGCGCGTGTGTAGGGGATGGATAGTTATAAACCCCCAATTTTACTATATCACCAAATCGCTGTTGAGTCAACGAGGAAGGTGAAATTTAAACAGAAGGAATGAAATTGTAAAGTGATTCAAATCACCATCTCCGAAGCGAAGATCGTTCGCGCAAAGTATCCGAAGGCATGTATTGCCAAGACCCGACACAAGAGGTATCTGGAGGAAAGCATGCGGTATCTGGAGTTGATCCCCAATAACTTTGAGGCATCTCAGATTATTGAGCGAGAGCGGTTTTATGCTGCGAAGAAAATGGAAAACAACAAGAAAGCAAACAATGGAGGAATGGCATAATGGCACAGGCTAAGAAGGCAGTCACTTTTAAGAATGCGATCATCGACACGAAGGACGGCACTATCACCGAGTTCACTAAGGACGAGACCAATGTCTACAATCTGCAGGATGTTCTTGCCGAGTGGAACGGTGTTGAGGGTATCTCGATTACGATCCAGAATACCTCTGAAATTCCGCCCGTTGAAGAGTAACGCTTATGCAGGATTCCTATATTGACATTGACAGCATTGCACGACACGATTATGAAAGCCACGATGACTTTATGATGCGTGTCGGCAAGATGGTCATGGACGGTAATCTTACATGGCAGATGGCCGCTGACATCTTTAATAAAGACACTGGCAAGGACTATGGTGAGTGCGCATACCGCAAGCACTTTAAGGCTTTTTATCAGGGTGTACAGTATCAAAAGAATCTGAGCGGTGCTGTGGCGAATGACAAGGGTGCGACAAAGACCTGCATCCTGTCTATTTCTGACTTGCACATCCCGTTCCAGAAACCGGTAGAGACCTTTAAGGAATACGCTGGCAAGATTGATGTGCTGCAAATAAACGGTGATTTACTGGATAATCAGGCCACATCGCGCTTTAACAAGGCATATCGTGTCTCCCCTATCGAGGAAATGATTGTGGCACGGCAGTATGTGATCGACTTGATCGATATGCTGCATCCGCAGAAAGTGCTGGCAAATTATGGCAACCACGAGCTGCGCCTTGGTCAGTATCTGGCGAAGCACATGGACAATGAGCTTCAGGAATTGATGCCGGAGACAGCGTTTGACTATATCTTTGTAGATGGCTTTACGCATTATGACCGTAAGACCCGGACAAAGGTCAAATATCCGCCGCTGTGCGAGGTCTTTGATGATGTTGAAATTGAATATTCCGGTACTTGGTATAGTAAGTACGGTAATGTTTATTTTGTACATCCGCGAGCATTTTCCAGTGGTCCTATGAAGACGGCAGAAAAGGCGCTGAATTGGCTTAGAAATGAGACCAATGCACCGATTGGCTCTGTCGTGCTTGCACACACGCATCGCCTTGGTATGTATAAGATTGGTAAGACCATGATTTACGAGCAGGGATGCTGTTGTGAAACGAATAAGATGCTGTACAATGACGGCAATCTTATTAACTCCCAAAAGGAAGGCTTTATTGTGCTTAATCTCGATTTTGATGGCAATCTGATCGAGGATAAGACGAAGCTTGTTTCTTTGAATTAACCAATTACACGCTTGGTCTGCGTGTTGAGCATTTATATTCTCCTTAATAGTAGGGGCTGCGCAAGTGGCCCCTACTTATATAACGCGGGATAAAGCAGTGGTAGCTTGACGGGGTTCATATCCCTGGAGTCGCAGGTTCGAATCCTGCTCCCGCAATATGGCTGTAGTAGCTCAAATGGTTAGAGCGATCGCCTCATACGCGATAGGTTGAGAGTTCGAGTCTCTCCTTAGCTACCAACATTCTCTTATTTTTGTTTTTCATTTATTCCTCCATTCGAGACGGCGAGCAGTATTAGCTATTCGCCGTCTTTTATATTTGCTGGATTAGTTCATTTAGTAGAATACCTGTTTTGTACTCAGGAGGTGGCGGGGGTGGAGCCTGCATTCAGCACCAATTAACCACTTGTACCTCTTAACAATGTGTAACATGAGTGGTGCTTTGATATTGCAACCGGTTGCAATTCGGTTGCAAATATATGCCGCGATAGTTTTAGAAGATAAAATGTCTCCCTCGTAAGGAGAAGTCCAAGTTGTGGCACCAACCCCCACACAAGCCTCTCGATGACGTGCCTGACACGCTGATGCGCAACTGTGTGGCGTTTTGTAATACAGGGTGGTTCTCTGCCGTGAAAGACGGCCGTATTTAACGAGTAATCGTTAAGTCGCAAAGCCAAACAACGGTTCCGCTAAGCTCCATTGTGATTGTGGCGAAGATTAAAGCGTGTGCAGGTAAGGGGACACCGCCGTTGATGTACAAAAGCCGACGGCTTTCAAGGAATCGGCCTAGGTTGGTTCCCCATTTTATGCGGCGGTGGCTGAGTGGTTAAAAGCGCTCCCCCGCTAAGGGAGTGGCGGGAAACCGCCCGCAAGTTCAAATCTTGCCCGCCGCGCCATGCCATATTGGCTTTTGAAATCATAAAACTGACATTTGTTGGTTTTAGCGCCGACGCCGGTACTGCCGCCGTTGGTGTTTTTTGTGAATTGCGGGCGTATGTTTGCGGACTGCGCTCTGGAGAGGGTCGATGCGTCGGGTCTCTCTTTTTATATATAGGTCGGTAGCCAAGTTGGTCGAAGGCGGCGAGCTGTAAACTCGCTACGTTAGATACTACGTTGGTTCAAATCCAACCCGACCTACCATTTTATGCGTGCTTGGCCGAGTGGTTGAAGGCGGCGGTCCTGAAAACCGTAGACGAGAAATCGCCCGCAGGTTCAAATCCTGCAGCACGCGCTTGATTTGTTTTATAAAGGACGGTGTTTGAGTGCCTAGAAGCAAAACGAAAGACCTTACGCCAAAGGCAATCAGAGCATTGGCCGAAGATAGGGTTGTTTTTCGGTGCCAGAAATGTGGAACCAGTTACTTAAAACAGTGCGGAAATTTCAGTAAGAGCCAAAGCCCACTTTATAGCGGTAACAATGGATACCTTACGATTTGTAAAACCTGTGTAGATAAGATGTACCAGAAATACTGTGAGGAGCTTGGTGACGATGACGCTGCGCTGCGGCGTGTTGCATTGCACCTTGACTTGTATTGGGATCCGTCTTTGGCGAAGGCGTCGAAAAAAATATCCGCAGATCGCTCCCGTGTTTCTGTTTATGTATCACGGTCTAATCTGCGTGTCTACGCGGGTAAAACCTATGATGACACACTGCACGAGGAAGCTGGCACTGCTATTAACAGTATGGAAGATCTTCATGCACACAATAGTGAACTTGCTGACATTGCCAATAATGAGCCTGCGCTGCCTGCTATTACCAAGGATGATGTAAACCACTGGGGTTATGGGTTTAAACCAGAGGAATATGTGTGGCTGAATGCGAAGTACGATGAGATTCGGAGTACCAGTGTTATTGATACGATGACACGCGAAGAGCTTGTCAAAGATTTTTGTATCCAGAAGCTCTTGCAGAATAACGCCTTACGCGATGGTAATATTGAGCTTTATAACAAACTGAGTACGACATCGCAAAAGACACTGGATAATGCGAACCTGACACCTAAGGTATCTGATGCAGCTGATAAGGCTGGCGAGAAACCGATGGGCGTTATGATCCAGATGTTTGAGAAGGAAGACCCTATTGGAGAGACGCGGCCTGAGTGGCGCGATGTGGACGGTATTATTAAATTTATTACCATTTACTTTATCGGGCATCTTTGCAAGATGATTGGCATCAAGAATAGATATGCGAAGATGTACGAGGAAGAGATGGATAAGTACCGTGCTGAGGTGCCTGACTACAGCGATCAAGATGACGAAGAGATTTTCGCGCATTTGATCAATGGAGATTTTGATACGGAAGAGAGTGCCGACCATATCACGGATGGTGATAAAGATGGCAGTTGAAACCGTTACACAGGCAACGCAAACAAAGTATGAGAAAATACAGGCGGGACTACAAAAGTGGACTGCCTTTTATAGAGCAAACCCGCACCGATTTGGAATTGATTATCTTGGCATGACATGGATGGCAACATTCCAGCAGATACTGATAAATGTCTTTTTCATGTTCAATTACGCGATGGTAATTGCAAGCCGTGGTATGGGTAAGTCGCAAATTGTGGCCGCGGCGCTGTGTATTTATTGTATTTTGTATCCCGGCACACAGGTTGTTATTGCAGCCGGTGTGCGAAGCCAGTCTTTGAATGTTTTAAATAAGATTATAGATGAGTTCTATCCAAAGTCGCAAAATTTACAAAATGAAATTGCGTCCTTTAAGATAGTGCCGTCCGAGGCTTATATTAAATTCAAAAATGGCTCGATTATTAAGGTTGTTACGGCTAAAGATAGTTCGCGCTCGGCGCGTGCGCACTTGGTTATTGTTGATGAGTTTGTACAGGTTAAAGAAACCATTATCAATACCGTTCTGAGAAAGTTTAAGGCTGGCCAGCGCCGCCCCGACTTCTTTGATAAGCCGAAATATACTGATAAGCAGAATGTGCCGAAGCCCAAGGATTGGGTGCATGTACCGAAGGAGCCAAACCGTGAGGTTTACATTTCTTCTGCTTATTATAAGTACCATTATTCTTGGGCAAAGTTTAATGCTTTTTATAAGTCTATGGTAAAGGGCGAAAGCTATTTTGTTTGTGGATTCCCGTATCAGCTGCCTGTGTCGGCGGGGTATTATCCCCTGTCGCAGATTCAGGAAGAAATGCAGGAAGAAAACTTTGATAGCGTGAGCTGGAGTATGGAAATGGAAAGCATGTTTTTTGGCGAATCTACGAGTGCTTTCTTTAGTTACAAGGACGTTTCTACACAGCGGAAGCTTATTTTGCCGGTATACCCCAAGCCGTACTATGAGCTGCTTGGAGACCCCAAAATTAAGTACCAGAAAAAGAAGCTTGGAGAAATCCGATTACTTGGCATTGACGTTGCTACGCAGGGCGGTAGTAAGAATGACGCTACGGCCATTAGCTTGCTGCAAATGATGCCGACAAACTATGGATATTCGAGAAGCGCTACTTATATGGAAACGATAGATGGTGGTCATGGACAAGACCAAGCTATCAGGATAAGACAGCTTTATGATGATCTTGACTGCGATTTCGTAGTGATTGACTGTAATGGTGTCGGTTTGTCCGTTTTTGACGAATTAGCGCAAGATCAGTATGACAGTGAGCGAAAAATCGTGTATGAAGCTTGGAGCTGTATCAATGATGAAGCGATGGCGGCGCGATGCCGCAACCCTGATGCACCGAAGATCATGTATAGCGTGAAGGCAACGGCACAGTTTAATAGTGACGCTGCGGTTTATTTGCGAGACTGTATGAGACGCGGGAAGATCCGCTTCTTGACAGACGAAGCAGACGGTAAGGAATGGTTGAATGGTTCTAAAGCGTTCCAAAACCTTGCTGTTGAAGATCAGGTCATGTATGAAGCTCCGTTCTATCAGATTTCTGCTTTCGTAAACGAAATTGTAAACCTTGATTATACATTGTTGAATGACAAGATTAAGGTAAAGGAGCGCTCCGGCGCTAGAAAGGATAGATATTCCTCTATCCTGTATGCTAACTTTATTGCTGGCGAGATTGAGCGCGAGCATAGAAACATGGAGCAAGAGTATGGCGATAATGCGCCTATTTTTGTTGCAAATGTGAGTTTTTAAGGCGGTGATAACCTATGGCAAGACGTAGAAAAGCTGCGCAAAAGCCTGCTGAGAATTTCGATGTTGTCATGGCATCTGCGCCGGATAAAAGTACCATTGTTTTGACTTCGGCTGAGTTGACAGACCAAATGTATGAGCGTGCAATGAAGCTTGCTGTCTCTACATTTGATCCGGAGAATAAACAGTACAGTGCGTATTTGAATGATACGCAGAACGCTGAGACACTGACTGTTGACCGTATTGATGAGCTTTCCAGGAATACCCAGACAAGCTTGTCAAATGTGTTGACTATCAATGCTGCGGTGCAAACATATATCAATAAGAATGATTTGATCGGCATTACCTATGAGGCCATTGAGTCAAACGTAAACACTGAGTTTAAATGCTCTTTTAAAAAATATCCCGATAAGCGCAATAAGTCGAAGGCCGTGGACAATGCGAAAGCAATTATTGACGACTTCAATGACCAAATCAATGTGAGGCGCATCTTACGCTCTGCTATTCCGATTACATATGCAGAGGGTACTTATATTATGTACTTGCGTAAGAAAGATGAAAATTACGTTGTTGACTATTATCCGCTTGGTGTGGCTGAAATTAGCGATTATACATCAAACGGTAGGCCGGTTGTGCTGATCAATATTCAAAAATTGAAGAGTGCTCTAAATAAAACGATGTTGAAAGACCGTAAGCGGCAGCCTTTGTTTTTCAACAATCAGGACGAAGAGATACAGGAAAACTACCCAGAGGAAGTTTATGAGGCGTACAAGAATAATGACACCTACGCGAAGCTGGATGTGGACCATACTGCAGTAATTCGCATTGGTAATCTTGGCCGAAAATATGGTGTGTCGCCTTTCTTTCGTGCTTTGAAACCCGTGCTTATGCTGGAAACATTTGATAATGCGGACAGAGTTAATGCTAAAGCAAAGGCAAAGAAGATCATTTGGCAGAAGATGCGGAAAGAAATTATGGGTCCGCAGTATGACCGCAAGGGATACGACATGATGGCATATGCGCATAACAATTTCCTGTCTGCTTGGAAGCAGAATACGGTATTTGTTACTGCGCCGCCTTCTGTTGAAGATATCCAGTATGTCGAGCCGAAGGTTGAAATGACCAATATTGATACGGTCAACCAGTATCGTTCCCGTGTTATGGGTGCACTTGGCATCAGCTTTTTGAATACAGACGGTACGCAGACAGTTTCCACTGCAAATATTAGCCTTGACCAGCTGATGAAGAATATCAATAAAATTGCCGAGCAGGTAGAAGATTGCCTGAAGGTTTGGTACCGGTTGGTGCTGGCTGAGAATAATATTGACGCTGAGTTTGTGCCGGATGTTAAGGTGTCCGCTTCTGAGATGATGAGCATGGATATGAAGAAGCAGCTTGCTAACTTCCTATTCAGTACGCTTGGTGCATCTTATGAGACTGCGTATACATACCTTGGCCTGAGCATGGAAGACGAGCGTGCAAAGCGCCAGCGTGAAAACGAGAATAATGTTACCGAGGACTTCGCTCCCAGACTTACCGCATTTACAAATGGCGGTTCCAATGGCGGCGGCGGTTCTGGTAATGGTAATTCCGGCGGCGGTGGTGGCGGCGCGGGTAATAAATCCGGAGTGACGAACCCTGAGGATGACGGCAAGAAGATCGGCAGACCGCAGGGTGATGCTACCGACAAGCAAGCTTATGATAAAGCGCGTAATGACGCCAAAAAGCAAATGCAAGGAAAAGGTTAATAGAAATTAAGACGCTGTAGCGATGCAGCGTCTTTTCTATTTACCTATATGAGGTGATGACAGATGGATGTAGTTCAGCTGTATAGTAGCCGAGTAATCGAGTGTGCGCAGGACAACGAATTATCGGATACTTATAAGGTGAAATTCGTCATCTGCGATTTTAGTACAAACCGTAACCGTATGAAAATCAACCGCGACAGGATCGAGGATTGGATGGGCACATTAAAAAATAAGCCCATTGTAGGAAAGATCGTATCGACAGGGCGCGGTGGCGTGGACTTTAGTGGCCACAATATGCACACGGTTATTAAGCGTGACAAAAACGGAAATACATATAAAGATTCGACTTTTGATACATCCGCATTTGGTACGTTTACAGACGTCGGTATTGAAAAAATCGACGATGATGAGTGCATTGTTGCAACGTGCGAGATTTGGAAGCGCTTTGAGAATGCGTGTGCATTGATTATGAAGCGTGTAGAATCTGGCACTTTGAATACGAGTTGGGAAATTCAAACCTTGGAATCCCATTACGAAAGTGAAGCGGGAGCCAAGGTAAAAGTTCTTGACAATGGCATCTTCTTGGGACATTGCCTGCTTGGGGCAGCTGTAAAGCCAGCCTATAATTGCAGTCGTGTTTTGGAAGTTGCAGAAGCAGCCCCTGAATTTGATATGGAACTGGCAGATGCCATCCAACAGGATATGGGGGCATTTGCAGAAAATATTGAAGATAAGGAGGTTAAGACGGTGAAAATTAAAGGCATTGAAACTTCTGAGGACGAGTCCAAGAAGAAGATTGATGACAAGGAAGCCAAGCCGGATGGTGAGGGCAAAGAGACTCCTGAAAAGAAGCCTGATGAGGATGAAGAGAAGAAAAAGAAAGAGACCTCTGAGTCCGATGAGAAAGACAAGAAGGAAGACAAGCCTGCCGATGGTGAGGAGAAGAAGTCCGAGGACGAGCCTATTGAAGATCCTAAAAAGAAGGATAAAGAGGAAAGCGAGTGCAAGGACAAGGATAAGAAGGTTGCCGAGACAGAGATTTCTGCTTTGACTACCGAAGATATCCGACAAAAGATCCGTGAAGCTATTTGGGACAAGCGGATTGATGCCGACCTGTCCTTTGTGTTCCCCGAGGAACATGAGGCGTGGGCGAAGTCTTATGGCCGCGATGCAACCCAGATGGATTTTGTACGGTTCACTTACTCTGTTGAGGACGATAAAATTATCCTTTCAGATCCGGAGGCTGTGAAGCTTACCGTTAGTGTTAATGCCGTGAACGAAGCGATTGCTGAGCGCGACGAGAAGATCGCAAACCTGAATGAGGCTGTGGCGAGTGCTAACGAGCAGATTCAGGGTAAGGACAATGAAATTGCTTCTCTGAATGTTTACAAGGAGAAGTTTGAAAAGGCTGAGCAGGAGCGCATTGACGCTGAGATTGCCGAGCAGAAGGATAATCTGCGTAAGTATGCTGTTTCCAGCGGGCTGATTCAAGAGGCCGAGGTTGCCGAGTGTGGCGAGCTTGCCCAGCTCATCGAGACAAATGATGAAGCTGGTATCAAGAATGTCATTGCGGAGCGCTTTATGGCCAAAAATGCGGCAAAGAAAACCGCGCCTAAGAAAGAAATTTCTGAGGCAAAGGAAGAGAAACCTCGTGTTGATCTGAAAAACTATAACTCTGAGCCGAGAGACTACAAAGATATTATGAAGCAGTATCTTGGCCGATAAAATTTGTAAAGGAGATAACCACTATGATTCGTGAACTTGGTGTACATAGCACAAAGTATACCCCCGCTAATATGACTGCGGCTGTTGCGATGGTTACTGGCATGGGTGCCCAGATTAGCGTTGCCGATGGTAATGTTATCCTGCCCGCTGCCGAGGCTGCTTCTGACATTTACTTCGTCGAGAAGGAGCGTACCGTCAATGGTATTTATGCTGCTCTGACTGATTTTGATGACTATTTCGAGCAGTTCGTCAACGTTAAGGCTGGCGAGTTTGTTAAGATCATCAAGCCCGTTGCTGGTGAGCTGTATGGCGTTGACCAGTTTGCTGACGCTCTGGTTGATGGCGACAAGGGCAAGCGCCTGTCCGTTGGTACGGACGGCAAGTGGGCTGTTGCTAAGGTTGCAAGTCCCTTTGTTTTTGAGGGTTTTGTGATGGACGGCTCCCATAAGCTGGCCCAGATCCGTGTTTCTGACACTGCTGTTGCCAACGGCTAATCAAAAAGACATCTACGAGGCCCGTGCTAAATGCATGGGCCTTTAAAATTTGAGAAAGGAAATGAAACCTATGCTTAATACTGAAATTGCAGAGGTCATGCAGACTCCTGGCAAGGTCTATGACATTGCCGAGAAGGTTCAGTACAACCTTGCTCTGAATAACGAAGAGAAGGAAGTTGCTGAAGTTATGGACGCTTTTGCCCATCATGTTGGTGAGACTGGCAGTGACCCCGAAAAGCAGATTGCTTCTTTTATTACCAAGACAGTTACCGATGAGCTGTATAACGCTCCCGATGAGCTGCTGGATTCCATGTTTGATCGTGGCACTGTTGGTGAGTTTGATGATTATCAGGCACAGCGTACCGTTAAGAATACTCTGGTTGCCCATGAGGCTGCTAAGGGTGGCAACGTACCTCATTCTTATCTGCACCTTGAGACTCTGACCCCGCGTTGGACGAACCTTCAGATCGAGACGGATCTTAGCTACACTGATATGCGTCGCAACGGCTTTAAGGCTATTGCGAACCTGACCACTTTCATGAGTGAGGCTCTGAAGAATAAGATGTTTGCTCACATTCTGGGTCAGGTCGATGCCGCTATTGCTGGCGGCGAGCAGAAGATCGATGTTGCCGGTACTGCTCCCACTATGGAGGCCATGGACAAGCTGGCTCTGTACCTGAATGAGTACAGCGATGGCTCTACCCCCTTCACTGTCAGCCTGATGAAGTATTGCGCACAGCTGCGCCGTATGACTGGCTACGCCCAGTACCTGAGTGACGCCATGAAGGATGACTTTAACCGTTACGGCTTTGTCAAGACCTATGACGGCATTGCTATCACCGGCATTAGCTCCGCTAAGAAGCTTGGCGATGGTTCTCTGCTGATCCCTGATAAAAAGATCTTCGGTATCGCGGGTAAGATCGGTAACCTGGACATGAAGGGCGAGATCCATACCTATCAGGACGAGGACAACAACAACGAGCGTGTTCATCTGATGGTCAAGGATTTCACTTATGGCACTGCCATCAGCCACATCGAGCGTGTGGCCAAGATTACTCTGCAGTAATCATTAAACCAAAGCACTACACAGGGCGGATGGAATAGGCCGCCCTGTGAATTTATTATTATGAGGTGTTCCTTAAAATGTCTGTAATGGATAAGAAATATATCAATGTTCTTAACTGCGAAGAGAATGTTGTGATTGCGCCGACCACGAATGGTCGATGCTACACATTTGAAACCGGTTCTCTGGAAGAGCCTTGTGTTCTCCCTATTCCTTCTGAGGAAGTTCGCTATATGAACTCAGTCAGTAAGTGTTTTAAGAATGGTATTCTTCGATTCGAGGCGGATGAAGCCCCGGAAATTTATGAAGAGCTTGGTATCAGGGACCCCGAATCCATTCTTTTTATGGAGAAGATCGATGAGATGCTCCAGAATCCTACCACGGAGTATATGGAGCGAATTGTCGCTATTAAAGAGCCTTCGCAGTTTGAGCGTGTGCGAGGCCGGTTTTACTTCCTGACGAATAACGGCATTGACATTCCTATGAAGGTAGGAAAGGTCGTTGAGGCGCGTTATAAGGAGTTAGTTGCCGGTAAGCTGCACTCTGACATTATGATCAACCCGGTTCAGAATACGAATGAGGTTGATAAGGCTCGCATTAAGGAGCTTGAGGATCGTAGCAAGGCGTATGACGATACCATTGCTGCGCTGATGGCTCGTCTGGCTGCGCTTGAGGGTAAGACCGATACCGCAGAAACTCCTAAAGAAGATGACGACCCGGTCGCGACCCACGCCACTGTACCTGTGCAAAAGCGTGGCCGCCCGGCGAAGAAGGTTGTAAGCGCGAAGTAATAGCGCACTATGGATTGGGGCGTGATTGCCGATGACTTCATTCAAAAAAGTGTATGAAGCATTTTATAACAAAATGGAGGAAGATTCAAGCTTCTTCAATTATTTCGATCTGAATGAGAAGCAAGCTATGGCTCTTGCGGCGGAACGCGCCCATACATATCTTGTAGAGGCTATCGCGATTATCGAGTTGAAGAAGGAAGTAGATGAAACTGCCGACTTCTATGACTACGATGACGAGATTTTGGCTTTTAATTGGGATTTAAGTAAGGTCGAAATCAATTTGCTCGCTTGCCTGATGTACGAGCAAGAGTACAAACGGCAATACAGCAAGCTAAAGGCATTTGAAATGCAGCATGTTCCCAGTACGCTGCAGGTATTCTCCCCTGCTAATGAACGTAAGACAGTAAAAGCACTGATTGAAGACATTCACGCAGAGAATATGACGATGCTTGACGATTATCTTTCAAAAGACCGAGCTACGAGAAAGTTTAAAACTTTGGAGTATGACTCTTTGTCTGAGGATGATAGCTAACGGAGGTGCCTTGCAATGACCATATATGAACGGGTCAGAGCCATACAGGGCGCTGCCGCAAAAAATAACCGTAAGGACGTGAACGATGCGCTTATACAGCGCAGCTTTGCAAAGCATTTTATGGACAGTATTGATTACCACGATGACACACTGGTTGACGGTATACCGCAACGCTTAATTGTCGCGAGAAACAAGAATGTCCCAACCGAAAAGAAAATCTACGCATATCCTGGCGAAGAATTTAGTGTAGGAGCGCTTGTTGACTGCTTTGATTGTAAGTGGTTGATCACTGAGGTTGACCCGAACCATGAGCAGTATTTCAGCGGTAAAATGAAGCAATGCAATCGTGAAATGTCTTGGCAGGACGAGAAGACGCTTAAAATTGTGTCCCAGTGGATTACGATGGACAAGCCGTATTTTTCAAACTTGGACGAGAACACGCACGATACGATCAGTACGCGCATGTTTAAAGTCTATCTGCCTTATGACGAATATTCAGCAAGACTTTATGTCGATAAGCGAATTATGCTGGAGGTCATCAATGATAAACCCATCACTTACCGCATTACCAGCGTAGACGTGTCTACGCAGAGGTATGTGTATAAGGATGGCATAGAGGAGTTTCCCATAGTTAAAGATACCACACCAAATATGATGAACCCACGCTTAT